TGTAAATATATTTAAATAGGAACATTAATAACAAAATCTTCTCTCGTTACGGTTGTGGCCTTTACCTTCATAAATACCGCGTCTTCTTTTTTTACCAAGTCCAGAAGCTCCGCACTTGCCCATCGGTTATCCCTCTGAAACATGTTCATAAGGGACTTGAATATCACCGGATATTGTATTGCGTTCGTTGTCTGTCCGATAAAATCAGATGGCAAACCATAATCCTTAAATTCCGGAATACAGCCTTTCAGAGCCTCCAATATGATTTTTAACGCCTGGTCCATAGAACTACCGAATTTCTTCACCTTCAAATCGTCATTCTTAAACTCGAATTCGGTATCTATGTCTTTGCCTAACACATTCTCACCTACCAATGTATCTACCACATTATCCACATAATTCACACCGACATTCCGAAGGTTCACGGCAAATGTATTACTTCCCCGTCCTGCTTCATAATCTTCTTCTATGATGTATTGTGGTGTAGTTATAGAAGTCCAATCGTCCTCTGGGTCTGTCATTGCAATTTCTTCCGCAACATTCTCGAATGTTTCTCCTGTCCTTAACTGCTTGTCAAGTTGTAGGGTGTTCTGTCTTCCTATGGTTGCGCTTCTTAACCACCTGTCAGAATTTTTTATTGTCAATATCTTTGTTTCCACTTCCGAAAAATTGTCTAATATTTCCCACATAGAAATATCGTCCAACTTGTTTTCGTGAAGCTGGAACATAGGCTCTACGATATTAATTTGCGCTATCATCTTATCCAACTGATAGAATGATTCTGCATTCAGTTCTCCTCCCTGGTAATAATCCACTATGTAAGCATAGTAATTGTTACAAAAATCAACATAATTTTGGAAGAACTGTTTTATGTCATACCCAGTTATATTCTTGAACTTGGCGTATGCCGTTTCCATCACTGCATCCATCCTTTACCCTCCTTTATTATAACAAAGCTGCAAGTGAAGCCGCTAAATCATTAACACCTTTCTGTATTGCAGCAGCCGTACAAATTTTAGTGAGTGCTGTTTTAGCTTTCTGCTCTCCTGCCACCGCTTCTATAGGGGCTATCGCTGTCATTGTAAGCGAATATTCCCATATCATATTACGCTGTAAACTTTGGTTCAGCACCAATCCAGTAGGAGGAACAGTCACTAAATAACTCTCACCCAAAGCCATATTATAGAAGTAAAGACGAAATGGCAAACCGTCCTTATCCACACCATTACTTTTTGATATGATAGCTTGTAATATTTTCGTACATCCATATCCGTTCTTGACAGACGGGTCGAACGAAGCCGACTTCAAGGAGTTCGTATTTTTACCCGAAATATCACTCAAACTCCATTTCCCGGCTGATAAACTATAGGCCGCTCCTGCCAGACTTGACGCACCGCCACCAAGCGACAATAGCAATTTAAATGTTCGTCCAAAATCGCCTCTTATTGTAATGTCCTGTGGTACAAAGGTAGGAGAAGACAATACCGTTACGCCTCCTGCCGTGTTCCTTATATTTTCCCTCTTCGCTTCCGTCTTGCTTATCGCATTCGGGGTAATAGGGAATGTGAAAAAATCTATCGTATTGTTCTTTGAATCTGCCAGTTCAAGTGTACAGAGATACACCTCAAAATCATTCGGAAATTGAGATGCTAATATAGCTCTTCCAGCCGTCTCTATCAAAGACCCTGCTTTTTGTATTGCTGCCTGCGCGACGTTTGCCATAATCTTTTCTTATCGTTTTCAAAAATACGAAATAATTATCAATCCGAAAAAGTTACCGTGCTTTTTATTCCGTCGAACTGCAACGGGTTTACTGCCGCTACCGCACCGACCCCGGCACCGAATCCGGCTTTACCTCCATCCATCGCAGCCGAACTTGCAAGCGCTGTTTGCCATGCGTTCTTTAGCGTCATTATCTGATTCTCTACATTATTCAATAACTGTATTAATGTATTCGCCAGTGTTAAAGGCTCCTTCGCATTGTTTATATTGACCTTCTGTCCAGTCATAAGCTTTATTAGATTCTGCGTTAGCTGAATCATTTCTGTATCATTGTCATAACCCAATACTACACCATTATCGTCTATAGTCATATGACTTTTCCCGTCGTGAAAATTAACGTCCACAGTGTTAGGGTCAGCCTTTATTACGGTTGTCTTGTCTTGGGTCTTCCACGTAAAATTGGCTCCCTCCATGTTCATAGTGAAACGCCTTATCTCCTTATCCTTTTCTTTCACATCCTCGACCACATTAACGACTTCCGCAATGACTTCATTATATCCGGTTACCTTCACCTTCTTGGAAGCCACTATCTCGGCTTCCCCCGAACTCTGCAATCTTATCTTATGTTTTTCATTGCCTCCCAATGTAACGTTGAAATTTACGGGCTTATCTATAGAGGTAAGGTTCATGTTCCATTCCTGGTTACGTGGGTCTATCGTCATAGACATAGTTACCCCTTCCACCTGCTTTTTCATCCGTATAACATCCTCGCTCCATGCCGGAACCTCATCATTGCCTATAAAGGTGCCTATGACTGTAGGCTGGTTAAGGAAATCGCTGCTCGCTATCATTACCTGGCATCCCTTCTCACCCGGTTTTTCGGGAAACCATATATTGTTGATAGCCTCGTTGGTAATGCGTGCGTCATTGCGGAATATACCGCCTTCCATCATCACGGCTACTATATTCGTCCTAAATACCGTATCTATATACGCTTCCCTGCCTACATCCGTGGGTATCATTATATACCCCTTCATTATAGGCGGCAAATTGTTACTGCTTATTCTTGGTTCTCCTCCTGCCATTATTCAAGTCCTCCGAAATATTTCCTGTTCAAAAAATAGTCAAATTGCTGCTTGTCAACAGTCGGGTTGTCGTAGGATGTTATCTGTCCGCTTTCCGCTTCCTTCGCCTTCTGTCTCAAACCGCTTAAGTCCACCAACTTAAAGTAATCGGGTGTAAATCCGGACGCTGATTTTTCAGAAACCGAATTGTCGTTTCTTTTTACCGCTTCCATCAGATTTCCTTTAAGTATAGGTACATAAAATCCTCTTTCCACCTGTAAAACAGTACGCCTATCTACCCCGTCACGGTTAAATGATATGGTGTTGGTTACATTCGTCACATAGAAAAACTCGTTCGTACTTTGGTTCAGCACAAAGGTTCCCACTTTTATACGTCTGTCCCCGTTTATCTCTATCGTTCCGCACCGGGTAAAAGGTACATACATGTTGCTTTCAACAAGGTAAATCAAGTCATTCAGCATTGTTGCTTGGTAAGTAGAAAATATCTTCTGATTTTCTGCCCCGTTCTGTATCATGCGAATACAGTACATATCCACGAAATCCATTTTTCTGTTACCCCATCGTTCCACATATTCTTCCAGGTACACAATAGGAACGAAAGCCAATCCCGGCTTATCACGTCCACCTACCTGTGCATTCTGTGCGTGTAACTGGAACCAAGTATAAACACGTGGGTCGTAACTCAGATTATACGATATTACATTATCCGGTGTTATCATAATATAGTTTTCCGACTTGAAGGCATCCTTTATCGCCTTCTCCGTAAACGGTGGCTGTCTTACAATAACATCAATTGTGTTTATATAGGTGTCAAAGAAAAATTCTGTCAAAGGATATTGACAAATACGCTCCATGTACTGCATCAGTGTTCCGTTCGGATTACCCAGCCCCGTATCTGTCACAATCCTTTCCATTATATCCCCGGACACTTGCAGCTTGACAATCTGCCATATCCCCCTTACCTTCAAATCCTGCTGCCCCGGAATGCTGTATGCCGTTATTCGCTTGTCGCCCCATGAAGAAAACACTTCATCGCTGCAAACTCCGATAGAAGACATTATATTTATAATGAACCAAATACATTCATTTATTGTTTTGTACCCCAAATTCCATACAAACTGATACTCACCACCGAACACATTACGTCCGTTCCATACGCCACCCGTTTTCCTTAACAGCCAGTTCTGTATAGTATCATTGACATTTTCCAGCGGTATGAAGTAGCTTCCGTCCTCCACAAACATTTTTGCAATGTCGCGACCGCTTATGACAGTGCTCTTTGAATTGTCTTCCGAAGAATAGGTCTCCATTACGCTGTCTACAAAACCTATCATATCCCAAACATTATAGTTCGGCCCGTTATTGGCAAGCTTGTTCAACGGTACAAACAAATCGTTGGCATTTTCACTGTCCGAACTTCCTTCCAGTCTCAGCCGCTCAAACCGGATAAACACTATGTCGTTTATCTGTACCACTTTTTCAAGATAGGATTTATAATCATATCCTTTAGGGGTTACAACTGGGAATATATCATAATATCCTGCACCGTACACGTTCGACATATTGGCATCCTTGAAGGGTGTTATGTTAATCGAAAACGTGCCGTTCTTGAATCCTTTGTCGGTAGAACATGTATTGACGAACTGGCTTACATCCACAACCTTGTTTATAGCCTTACAGTATATCCACACCTTAATGTTTATAGGTTGTACTTTTGTCCTTACCGACATTTCCTCGTCCAGTGCAACCACATTGTCAGCTACATATCCTTCCTTATCCTGTAGAAGCTTTGTCAAATTTTCAGACCAATAAGCCGAAAAATCGCGTTGCTTCATGAACATATCGCTCTTTGACGCTTTTTGTATGAGCAAAGGAGAATCCTTTATAGGGAAGGAAAGCGGAGTATTCGGCTTGATATACGGCAAATTCTTGTTTGAATACTCGTTCTTGTACTTCTCTTTCTCCCAATCGTCGTATGTGGCCCAAATGGCGTCCAGGTTTGAAATTTTGGAAATCTCGTTTACCACATCCATAAATTCCGGAACCGATAATTTCTTTGCTTCCGGTGTATCTGGTCCCAATCCCTTTTGCCAATCGTCTATAAACGTTTGGGGTTCTACATTGTACTTATAGCTCTGTATGTTAAATATATTTACTTTCATCGTTCTTGCTGTATCACTTTATTTGCTTCCGACACACCGTTAACTCTTTCTCTTGCCCACTCGTCTAAAGCGCGTTTAAACCATTGAGAAATAGCTCGTCCGGCATCCACTCCTCCGCTTACTGTACTCATATTGACTAAACCGCTTCCTCCTGTGGCAGATTGCTGAATTATCTTCTCTTTCGGAACCTCCAACTCCATATCAGCAACCTTTTTACCTCTGTCGTTTATTTCTCTCACCAAATCTCTAATCTCCCCTAAAATATTGGCTCCTTCCGACATCTGGCGGTTCATATCACTTGCCAAAATAGTTTCCCCTGTGCCTACAGTCCTTCGTGCTGCGTCCCTATCATAAGCTTCTGTAGGAGTTTCCCTAATCCTTTGGCTTGCTTGTTTATACAAGTCAAACAGATTGCTCACAAGCTTAGATGGGTCACTATCCTTTTGTATCGTGGAATTGATGTCATTCCAAGACAAATTAGGGAATATTTCGGACATTGCCAAACGTAACTGTTCAGAACCTCCCCCGGTACGTTCTACAACCCTATTCAAGAAGTTTTCCATAACTTCGGGGTCTGCCGCTCCTGCACGTATCTTTTCCAGTTCTTCCTGGATTTCCGAATAGGATGTTTTGTCCGGCATAACTTCTTGGATAGACCGTACAAGCATTGCATTCGTCACCTCATCTTTTGATATTCCTTGTCCGGTGAATGCTTGCTGTACCCTTTCAAGTTGTCTTCCCTGCAATCCGGTTGCCTGGCGTATTCCGCTAAACATCGCTGCAAGCTCCTTTGCGTCAAACTCACCTCGCTTTGAAAGAATTTGGTCGGACTGTGTAACGAAAGTATCTAAACTTTCTTCCATTGTAGAGGCTATCTGTTCAAACGGAATGCCTAAATTTTTCATTGCCTGCTCGAACTCTCTGATAATTGCAGAAGCCCCGGTACCCGAATCCTGGTCTCCGAACCTCATTGCACCCTGCAAACGGTTGACCGCATTAGGTGACAATCCGAACAATCTTTCCGCAGCCATTACTGACTGCGTTTCTTTTACTGCATACGGGTCGTATTCATTGCCACCGACAAAACGCCCCCCTCCTGCACGTATCAATTCGGCACGTCTTCCAAGGTATGAAGCATAATCCATACCAAGCGATTCAGCCGCATAACTTCCTTCCCTTCCAGCTTGTCTGAAAGCTTCCCCAGCTGATACACCCATAACCTGTGCATACGGGATAACGCGTCTTTCACCTTCCGCATATTTCCCGAAAGTTGCCATCATCTTTTCTGCTGCAAGCTGTGCTGGCAATTCTATGCTTTTCGCTATCGTATCACCAATTAGAGGAATCCATCTAAAAGCATCTGCCTGGTTAGCGGCTTGTAACCGTGTATAATTTGCGGCCGTTTCCACTGTTCCCTGGTATTGAGAACGTGCTTCAAATTCCTGCTGCCGGAAATATCTTTCTGACAATACGTTTTTAGCGGTATTGAATGCCGCTAAACCTCCAAGACCGCCCAATATTCCTTTTAATCCTCCTCCGAATATATTTAGTCCTCCTATTCCACCCGTGCTTCCGGTAGGTGGTACAATACCTCCAGGTGTCCCTGTTCCACCTCCGAAACCCGAACCGGAAGTGGCTTTCTGCATTTCTTCCAATATGTTTTCTGCACTGTCTTCTATAACAGATACAGAATTTGCAATAGTTTCCAGGTAACGGGTAATACTGGTTTTTTGATTTTCCTCACCCGACCCTTTTTCAAGTCCTCTCAAAGCGGAAATAACATCACGTCCTATATTATCCGTTACCGCTCCCAGTCTTGTAATGGCACGTATTATTCCCTCGTCGGAAAACTTGATTTCCGTCTGTCCGTTATCCGTTATTTCCGGTCTTCTCTGTATTCTGTCGTCTTCCCTTAATAGAGGTCTGTTTGACTGTTCAGAAACAGCATTTAGATTACCCTTTTCCTTTATAGCGGTTGTATTCTCCGTTATTGTCTGGGTATTCTTTTCAATATTAACGACATTTTCGGTTATATTCTCCGTATGCCGCGAGTTGTCCGTTCTGTTTTCGCTGTTGTCCTGGAAATTCTTAGAGTTGTCAACGTTCGTAACGGATTCGTCTATGTTTTCGACGTGTCTGTTTATTTCCCTTAATATTTCCTTCTGCGTTTCCTTTGTTGTCGGTTCCTCCCTTTCTACACTTCTTTCTATAGGAGTAACTCTTTCCCTTTGCGGTTTCCGTGTCAAGTCCCATGTCATAGAACCTGTTTCCTCGTCTATGATGGGTTCAACGTCCGGTATAGGTTCCTGGACCTTCCTTCTCCTTCTTCTTGGCACTGGTCTTTCTTCCAGTTCTTCTGTAAGCAAAGGTTCTTCTACATCCGTTTCCGGTATTGGTTCTTTCCGTCTTAGTTCCGGCTGTACGGGTTCCTCTTTTCTTCTTGGTGACACGTCCCATGTAATAGACCCGGTTTCGGGGTCTATAATAGGCTGTTCCGGTCTTGGAAGTTCTTCTGTAGGCGGTTGTCTCCTTATCGGTCTTTCCGGCATAGGAGACGGTTTTTGTATTGTGGTTGCATCAATGGCGGCAGACTGTCTTTTAAGGTCAAGTAACAGCCTTTCCAGCTCGTTACGGTCTTCCATCAATGCAAGTTGTTCCCGTAGCTGTGAAATGCTTTTATCGGCTTCCTGTGCGCTCTGCATGGAAGTCTGGTTTATCTCGCGGTACAAAGAAACCGCTTCTTCTCTCAACTGTCTTAGCGGTGTGGTATCGGCCGCAATCCTAATCCTCTTGTCTTCTGCCATCACTCCTTATTCTTTTGGCTTTCCTCGTATTCAGCCATCCGCGCCATTTCTTCACGGAAAGCCTCAATCTGACTTTGCGTTATTTCCTTGGTATCGGTTTCCTGGTCTACCATTTCGTCATAGGAATCTTTCAGCCATTCACCGATATTCGGAACATATTCAACTTTCTTTTCCTCGTCCTCCAAAGCCTGCTTGAACATCCGGTCTTCCTCGAACTCGAAAAGTTGTTGAAAAAAAGAACATTTCTTGTGTTCCTCGGACATAAAAGCAATGTTATGTTTCTTCCTGTACCACCTGTCAAGCGGAAATTTATTATTCCATCTGACTACAAACGTTCTGAAATCTTCCTTTTTATCTCGCTCCATCATACAAAATCAATCAAAAGTGGGGGTATAACCCATAACAGACTATACCCCCACACTCCTCTGAATAACTAAACATTCAAACTATAGTAATTCTCGCTCGAATACTCTTATCGGTTGGGGTTCATCATTTTTTCAACTTCTTTTATAAAGGGCAAAACCTCCTTGTTGTAAATATCCCTTACCTCTACATAGTCCTTGATACCAAGCTGCTTGAAAGAAGTCACCTTCATATCTGCCAGCAAGTCGGGCAACATTACTGTAAGCGTCGCTTCAATATCTATCATATCCAAAGCGTCAGCCGCAGCCTGCGTTCTGTTTCCCAGCAAGGTATTGTAATATCCACGACCTAAAAACTGCTTTTGAGTTTCTATCTCATAATATTGTCCTACTGTAGGGAAGGACATTTTATATTCATGTCCCTTAATCTTAATTATCTTATCCTCCATAATCACAAAATGTTATATACGTTACAAATATACGCTATTAATCGATTAAATCAAAACTTAATCCTAAAATATTGAGACAATGTAATTAACGCTTGTCTTTCTGCATGTTCTTCTTCTGTCAAATCCACCTTATCAAGTTCAATCAATCGGTTTGTTATCTCGTGGAACAGCTTGTTGTCGGTGTACTTCAATGCTATTTTTTTAATAGTTGTAAAATAGTTAAATTCCTCGAACTCCTTACATTCCTTTTTGTCTTTAGGGTCTGTCACTTCAATTTCCTCAATAGATAGAAAACATCTATATCCTAAAGCCGTCTTTACCAAATCCTTTTTCATAACATTACCCTCCTTCTTTATTTAAAAACATGGTCTATAAAAATCGTATTTCTTACCCATTCACCTTTATGTTTCACGAACATATATCCTCTAATTATTGCTGTTTCATTCATTTGGCTTGCAAAATCATATGCTGCTTGCTGGTCTTTACCAAATTCCTTGTTGATTGAACCGGAATTATTGTTGACATTGTATCTCAAACATGCCGGGGCTTTCTTTCTATCAGTAATCATAACCTTATCCTCCCTTCATTACCAAATTAAATTTCTTGCAATAGTGCAATTGGCATACTTCTTAACCAATTCCTTTTCCATCTTTTTGAACTTTGCATTATGTGTTGCATTACCTTCATTTGCAATGCAAATCTGATGCGCTACTTCATGGCACAAAGCATAGGCAGAACCGACATTGATTCTATTCAAGTCAATAGAGATTGATTTCGGTTTGTTAGCCACATAAGAACAACAAGCACCGCCCCTTCCAACTTTACAGAACTTCAATGCAATTGCCTTGATACCTTCACTAACACAAATGAACTTGTACAACTCTTTGAGAACCTTGATATCGTTTTCCATTTTCTTATCTTTTATTTGTTTGACTTCGTTTATCTCTTTCTCACATTGCAAAGATAAGATTATGTTATGACATACGCAACTGCTTATGTGTAAAATATGTTAAAACAATGTTTTTATAAGTCTATTGCATACCGCTTTTATAACTGGAACCACAACTGTATTCCCCAATAAATCAAATCCTTCTTTCTCTGATACATCAAACTGATAATCTTCTGGATATCCAAAGAGTCTTAACCCTTCTCTAAGAGATAACTTTCTTAAACCCTTTCCATCTATTACTACCAGTTTCTGCATATCCATAGCGACCAGAGTAGGAGCTATGGAAGATGGGTTTAATATCTTGTTTATCTCAAAGCTAAGATTTCCTGTCACTATATTATAACCTTTCTCTTTTGTCGTATCGTATTCTCTTTTAATGATATTATTAATCGTAACTTTCTTTTTAGGATGTTCATATACCAAATACCCCTTCTTTACTAATCCGTCCAACATTTTATCCAAATTAGTATTATTGTAAAAAGTGGTTATCATTTCTTTGGTAAGTGGCATTCCATCCATCCAATCTATACCCCATAAGTAAGACCATTTTTTCATTCTTCTTTTTACAAGAATCAAATTAAGTAATTCTTTTTCTTCTTTCGTTGTTTCTCCTTTCAAATCAATATCCCAACTATGTATATTGTTTTCCCCACCTCTTTTATCTTTAATTGATTTACCATAAAGTTCTGAAACATCATATTTTAATAACAATAAATCAATAAATTTACTTTTAATTGTTGGTTTCCCTTTATCCAACACATCACATAAATTGCACTCTAAAACTGGAAAGTTATTTAAATCTATTTCTTCTTTAAAACTCCCAACTATATAAATCCTTTTTCTTTCTTGTGGTACACCAAAATATTTTGAGTTTAATACACGAAAATTCACTCTATACCCTATAGCTTTTAAATGTTCCATGATAATTTTAAAAGTCCTGCCGTTATCATGGTTCAATAATCCATCCACATTCTCTAAAATGAATCCTTTGGGTTTCTTTACTATCAGAATACGCTCTATATCAAAGAAAAGATTACCTCTAATGTCAGCAAACCCCAATCTATTCCCAGCAACACTAAAGGCTTGACAAGGAAAACCAGCACATAATACATCAAAATCGGGAATAGTGGCTGCATCCACTTTAGTAATATCCCCCACTATTTCTTCATTAGGATAATTCTGTTTCAACACCTTTAAAGCATGTGTTTTTATTTCAGAAGTAAATACACAAATAGGGGTATAACCAGCTTCAATAGCGGCCAGTTCTAATCCTTTACGGATTCCTCCAATCCCTGCGAATAAATCTATAAAACGTAAAACCATATTCTATATCAAATCTACACTTACTTGTACTTCTTTGTCATCTTCACGTAAACTATTGATTGCCAGGAAGTTAGCCATTACCACATCATCGTGTCCACTTGCTGCCTCCAGTTTCCCATTATCACTTCTGAACGTAATAGAGGAAAATTCACCGAACATCAAGTCAACCGCCTGCCTCGTTTCTCCCATCGCATAAGGGCATTTTATCTGACCTCTTTCAAACATTGCGGATAAAGAAGGTAATCCGGTATATAAGTCTTTCTTGTTTCCTTCCGTTGTGGTGAATGGTTCTATGTTCTTAAGTCCTCTTTCCTTTGCCAGCCCGGATAGTATAGACTGGAAACCGTTAGCCTCACACCGTATCTTATTAGGGTGGAAAAGCCTGTCAAGTTGTACAATCTTATCTACCTGTTCGTTATGCGACATACCGCGTTTCCGGTAATAGTACAACAAATAATAGTTATCCATCGCATCTTTTCCCCATACCGAATACACCGTATAGTCCGCTCCGATATTACCGGAAACCGCAAAGTCCACACCTATATGTACTCTTGTAAGCTTGAAGGGGAAATCATCTATACTTGACGCAAAACGTATCGTTTCCATTCCTATGATACTTCGCATCAGATATTCATACGGAAATATCGTTGACGTGTCACTGATAGGAACCACCAAGTATTCACGATTGAACACAATCGTTCCAAGCTCTTCCTTTTTCGCCAATATCTGTTCAAACGTGTATCTGTCCGGCGCTAACGGTCTACCGTCCGGAAACAATATCGGATATTCAAAACAATAGAAACGCTTGTCTGCCTTCAATATCTGGTACAATTCATTCGGTGCAGAAGAATAGGGTGTACCAGTTACAAGGAAATAACCGTATGGTTCTACAATCGGCTCTATTGTACCTTTCAAAAGTTCTTTCAGTTTCTCCCTTTGTTCGTCCGAATATAGGGAGCTTTCATCCGGCATATCGTCACACAAGCAAGCCCCTACGTGCAAACCACGAATCATTGAATCCTTACCGCGTACATGCAGCGTACTCCCCGTTTCCGTCTTTATGGCTGTTTCTCCGATTGAAGCCTTGTTATAGGGGTTGAGTTTTTCCTTTATCAAGTCGTTTGCCTCTATCTCTTCCGTTACTTTTGCTATCTGCACCTTTGCCAGTGTAAAAGTGTTGGTAATATAGCATGTTTCTTTCCTGTTGGCATTGTCTACCGTGTCCTGTCTGTAGGCGGTCGGTCTTGTGTAGGACCATAAACGCCACAATATGAAGGCATAAGACCATTGATAACTTTTGCCACTCGCGCGTGCGCATAAATAACAACTCCACGGATATAATTGCGTCAAATTGGACCACTCTATGTTACGCCATCCTAACCGAAACTTGGGAAGCATGGTTGTTATAAAATAATTGAGTGACAATATCTTAAGAGTATTGTCCATAGAGGCTTTCACGTTATCCACATAAGACAAGCTTTCCGAATCCATAGTACGGCCCAGATACAACGCCTTTTCCGACTGGTGCACCATTTCCCTTAACATGGTGTCCACGTCGTTCCCATATCCTTCAAGCAATTGGTTAAGCGCCCTTTCCGGCAATCTCTCTATGATATTGTCTACTGCATTGTATAGATATGTAAGCTGGTTGTTTGTAAGTATTCCTTTTCCGTCACCCGTCAACATAACTGGAAGTCCTCTCTATATCTCCTTTCTTTCTTCTCCACCGTTTCCACGCCTTCACCCCTAAACTTCTTCACGTAGGAGATGAACAACATTGCATTCGCATCCACATCGTGCTGCGCCCTGTGCGCTTCCACAAGGTCAATCCCGGCAGCCTGGCAACACGTACCCAACTTATAGTCCATCTGTTCCAAAGCCGCCATGTGTGCAAACTGCATCGTGTCTATGTAGTATTTTACGTAATTGTCTATATTATCGTTCATGTAGGCGAAGAAGTTTTTCAGAAACGGGTTATCGAATCCTACGATATTGTGCCCTACAAGCGTACACATCTGACGCGGGTTCTTGTATTTGGCGAACCATTTCTTGCAAGTGCTGTATATCTCTTTCAATGGCACCGCATTCTCTTCTTGAACTTCTTTTGTTATGCCGTGTACTGCCGTTGCTTCCTCCGAATATCCTGCAAGTCCTTCCTTGTAGTTATACGGGAATATCATTTCTGCACGGTCTATTATTTCCAACTTTTTCATGTCTATGCACGACATAGCCATTTCTACCAAAGGGATATCCAAAAAAGCCTGCTTCTCCTTGCTTGGCAATCCCCCGGTTTCAAAGTCATAGACAATCACGAAATTACTACTTGTTTTCACGTTACCAAAATTTATTTTAAACTACCCCATTGTTCCGCTATCGCTTCCGCAATGCCCGGAAATGTCTTGCTTCTTATCTTCTGTCTTTCCTCTTTAGGCAGTCCGTAGGCATCACAATACCATTTCTGCATTCTAAAACCATTCTTTCCTTCCACCACTTCACCTTTCCCGACAATCTTTGTAGGAGTGAGTTTAGGCAGATTTTTAAGCCATAAACAAATCTTCTTGCTTGCTTCATCCCCGAACATCCAAGGTTCTATGATTTGGTCTGCCTTTCTGAACCTTGTACTCATAATCCCTACTGGGTTCTCTATGGCAATTCTTTTTACGCCCGAATTATATAGCTCCATAAAGAAATTAACGGCTTCTTCTCGGTCTTTCGCCCTGTTTGGATATTTCGGATGTGGTCTTCTCTGTTCTATCGGCAGCCCCTTATCTTCCGGGTGATAATACCATGCAGCACCGGACACACATAGATAAGTACAAGGTGGGTGTGCAACCATCAAATCCCATTCTTCGCCTTCCGGCAAATAATACTCTTCACCGTTTTGCAGCTTTCCTCCGAAATTGGGAATAACCTGCAAAACATCCTGCTTGAAATGCCATTCGGGGTGCCCACCGCTACAGTCTACAATGTCACAACTAAAGGCGTTATGTCCTCGTTTTCTAAAAGCCTCACAAACTCTCTGACTTTCTTCACATGCTACCAATACATTCATTTTCTTCTTCCTCCACTACCGGGTTATTGTCATTTTCCAATACGTTGTACATCTTAATTGTACAATGCTTTTTAGGTGTTACCACAATCTCGTTTCCTCCCAGATATTCGGGTAGATGTCCTCTCATTATATATGCCTGCACATCATTACGGGTAAACCGTTTCCCGTTCTGCTTCCGGAAATTGTCGTTCATCCAGATAAGCAATCCTTTCGCGTTTACGTCTTCTATTAAAAATTTCCCCATAAATTTATTTTATTGTTAACAATCTTTCAAAATCCCTGTCCCGGTCTTCCTCACTATTATACACTACCCATAAATTCTTTATAGGGTTGTCCTTGAATGACGCGCTTTCATCTGCCAGCTTGTTTATCACTATAGCCGGGTTCCCGTCCGAATACCAGTCTTTTTCATACGATATAATGAAATACTTCATAAGGGCGTGTTCCCCATCACTGAACACAAACATTCTGCCTTTTGAACGTTCCTCGTATTCTTTCCATGCTTCAACTTCTTTCTGAAATATTTCCACTTTATCGCTATTAGGGTTCTCCAGGTAATCCACTATCATTCTGGAAGCCCTTTTCAGCCCTATAGCGGCAAACACTTCCGCACATCCTATTAATATATCAACGTCTTTTCCCATGTTCTTTCTCCAAAAGTTTTTCTATCCTTTCTTCCGGTATCTGATTCTTAAGACTTTTCCTGTCTCCAAAATCGTATATCTGATGGCATTCCATACATGCCAGAACTATGTTTTCCGGGTCACAGCGCAAACCTGGGTGTGCTCCTCGGCTCAATATATGGGAGAAGAAAATAGGTTTCATTTCAAGACCCAACCATTTTCCGCAATGGAAACAATAATGGGGATTCTCCTCCCATACCTTGACAAACACTTCATTAAGCCTGTTTTCCTCTTCCTTCAATGAAGCTCGGTTCAGTTTCAATTTCTTTCTATTGTCGTAGCATTCCTTACATAACCATCTGTTGCGGTCATATATGAAATGATTCTCCTTGCAAGAAACACACGGTCTAACTTCTTCCTTCACTGTCTTTTTCATGGTTGCAAATATAATAATATTATCTCACAACATAAAATTTTATTATGTCATTTTTCACAAGCCTTATAAAATATACAATCCTTGCATCTATTTTTGTCGAATAACCATCCTCCGTACTGGCTGCAAAGTATAAACCCCTTCTCCTTGTTCCAATACTTTTTCCTCAACATCTCCCTGTATCTTTCAGATAAACCCTCTTCCTTCTCCTTAAACGGGCTTATCCATCCTCTTTCTCGCTGATACTTGTTAGCTCTGAATACTTGGTATCTTCCTCTCTTGTTCCACTTCTCTATTGCCTTCGGTCCTATCAAATTATAGGGGTCGAATATTATTTCCTTGTATCGGCTGCTCTCTATCATAGACCCTTGAAACACCATATATTCCCATAACGCCCTATTAGAGGAAATCCCGGTCTTTTCCCAGAACTTTTCCATGAGTTCTATTTTTGACCGGGTTCTCTTAAAATTAGGGGTATAGTTGAAAAGATATTCTATTATCCTTTCAATGGCTGTTTCAATTCTCTTGTTCTCCCCACAATCTTTTTGCTGTATCATAATTCTTTTGCATTTCATTAACCGCCTTCTTCGCATAAGTCAAAGAATAGGAGTGTTCCCGTGGATATTTTCCGGACTTCAAACCCTCGTGGTATTCTTTGGCTTTCTCTAACTTGTGCTCGTAATAGTCTATACTTTCCGGCATGGACAGATTGATTACCTCCGCTTTCTTTTCCCAATACTCGGCAACCCTTTCATGTTCCTTTACCTTATCCATACACTCAACCATTTTCCCAGTGTTTTTCCAAGCATCGTCAATCATTTTTCTATGTCTTCTTTCGCTGTGATGCCCGACCTTGATAGGTTCTCCTAATGAGAGGAAATCACTATCTTTATTGGATTTCTCGTAATACTCATTACTCTTTTGCTCTGCCGAAGCCGCCCACATTCTGCGTCTTTCTGCTCTTTGCTTCGCCCATTCCTGGACATTGAACCCGTCTGCACGTACTATCGAATAGTAATAGAATCCGTCCTTTTCGTATATCAGATTGAAAACAATACATTCGTTTTCCTTTCCATACTTGGTCGTTACTTCGATAACTTTTCCCTTTTCATACTTTTCTTCGCACTTTGCTAAAAATACATTCGGACAAAACTTGCTGTAAACGTTCATAACTTCAAAATTTTATTTGTTTGACAATCAAAAATTATTAGCCTTAAATTCACCTCTTAACTCTCCGTTTTTGTACATTCTTACAGAAGCAACAACTACTGTACTGGACAAATAACGTCCGACATCATTTCTCAGTTTTTGTTCCAAAGCTATAGCCTTTGCCATTGATTTAGTTCTTTTCTTCAATACCTTATTAAATCCGAAAACTATATCTTTCGTTTCAATCTCAAAGCTATATACATTTGAAAACAACACCTTTTTCAAATCTTCCGTCATTCTTTCTACATTTGATTTCATAACCTTATCTTTTTTATTTGTTTGACTTTTCATTTTTTGGTTCCCTCATCAGAACCACATTGCAAAGATAATATTATGTTATGAGATACGCAAGTGCTTATGTATAAAATATGGGTTGTTTAACATCATTTCACAATACCAATAATTCATTATAATAAAAATATTTTACAAATTACATAACATTTTATTATTCTGCAATTAATCCTTTTTGTAATTATTTATAACCAAAATAAAAGGGAGTTACTAAATTGTAACTCCCTAATTATCAATTGTTTATAATCAAAATTAAAGTTCCAAAGTTGATATAGGGTAAAGATAAATCCCGCTGATATTGTAACCAGCAACCCCGGATTCCTGTAATGAAAAATTTTGATTATTTACAAAACACGGATTCAACATGCACATAGTCTGTCCGGTAGGGTCTACTGCTGTCACCATCTTTGTAGTCGAATCCTGGCTCTGAATTGTCTTGCTGTAAATAGCAATGGCAAAACCAAGCTCGCCCAAAATCAAAGTGTCTACAATAGACTTGACGGAACCAAGACGGTGCATCATACCTTCCATTACTGGCTGTTTGAAGTCAATAAAGAACTGGTCTACCGTCCATGTGCATTGATACTGTACGGCCGGGACCTCCTGGTTAAGGAGTGAACCAAGCCCTTGCACATTCGCACGGGTGATGTTCTCTGCAAATTGCAGATTACGAACAAACCCGGCTACTTGATTATCTATTTTAATATACGCTTTAGGCGCTGTAAAAACTGCCATAATCTTTTATCTTTTAGGGTTTGTTTTATCCACGAATTAAATATCCAGTAAAGAACAACTTAGTGATTTCGTTATTTACCACAATTTTGTAGGTGGTAAAATAAGCGTCTTCCTTTCTTGTTGTCACCACATCTTTGAACGACAAAATCAGATTATCCTGTGCGTCCGTTGCGGTTCTTGACTGCAAGTATGCCACAGTCCAGTCCTTAACCGCTCCTGCTGTCAATGTATTGGCGTTAACACCGTTTTCCTGTCCCAGCAAGTCAAGCGTTGCATTCACAATCAATTCCTTATTGATTTGTGCGACAATACGCATAAACTGAATGGAATAGGACTGCCCTTTTGCATTGAACAAGTTAGCGTTGTCCTGCAATGTATTCACACCCTGCAAGATATTGAACTTTCCTGTGTAATCGTTCAATACAGTTGTCAGAATACCATATTTCAACGCCTTCTTCTGCTCCGATTCAGTCAACGAGTGTTGCAATCTGTCAACACCTATAGACTTGAATGTAGGCGGTACATAAGGCGGCTTGCCGCTAATACGTCCTACAATGGCGCACAAGTTATACATAACTCCCCACCACCGTATCTTCTGAGCGTCAAATGCGGACACTACGCCAGCTCCACCGTGTACAAGCTGCACGAACGAACTGTCAAACTTTTTCGCCAAATCGATTTCCTTTGAGAAATCCGCTCCCTTGTCATATCCTGCCACATAGAGGAAATGCTGGAATTTGGCCGCACCGTTCATGTGTGTAAGATATGCCTTTGTCGTGGCTGAATAGGCGTTGTCTCCTACCTGGTCCAGAATGACATTACTATAGTCCAAACCTACAATCTGGTCTAATACAGCGTTAAAGTCGTCCATGTCGAAACTTTCCGTACCGCCTGCTGCCAGAATATAAGGCTTGCCACCCAGTGCTGTTGTAATATCCCCTTCGGTAATCTCACCATTTCCTTTTACATTGGTAGTTGAATCAAGCACAAATGCCAAAGCAAAATTAGAATCATTCTGTGCCCAATCCACAAGCTCTTGCATGGTACTGAATTCCGGTGATTCAAGAACAAGTTCGGGGTCGCTGTTTTCCTGCGTGATGTCTCCGTAGGGTAAACCGTCGCTGTATGTTCCAGTATATGTACCTCTCCAGAACTGCAAAATCCACTTGGTAGCGTCTTCGCGTCCTGCGATAAAGTTCATACCGTAACCTTTTGTTAATAACTCGTCGTTCAATAACGAACCGTTGGCTACCAAACCTTCGTCCAATGTTTTTACCGCAAACGTGCCTCCTGCTGCCGTCGCAAACGTCATTTTTGCACCTGTAGTTGTTGCTGCACGAACAAATTCAAGTTCGGAAATTCCTACTGCATCGGGGTTTGAAGGGTCCGGTGCAAACAGAGCTTCGGCAACCCTCCACCAAAGACCTCCCTTCATGAAAGCACGAAAATCCGCGATATTGTCGAAAGTATAGATAGCGTTCTGTCCCTGCGCATTCTCGCCATTGATACCAGCACCGCCACCAAATCCGGCTGAATACTTTCCTGTATCAATAATAAGGACTTTTCCATAGTCAAGATTTCGTGCCGGGTTCATTTCCCCACTTACAATAGTGGAGTAAACACCTGGTAAGGAAATCTGGCGACCGTTGAAAATAAACGTTGATGCCATATTATTTTTCTTTTATTAGTCCACGAAATTCTGCAAGAACTTCCCTATCAAATCCTTACATTCATACATTTTCGGTATAAAGTTAAACATTTTTATTCCTTACACCAACTATTTAGTCACAATTTTATCAATGTCCGATTCTACACCGGGCAATTCATAATCCCTGCTATAATTGTCCGCACCCCATTTTTTCGGCTGCTATTCCTGCATCCTCAAATGCAATCTTGTTAAGCAATTCTTCGTTTACCAGTGTTCCTACAATCTGGTCCAAAGTCAAGTCAAGCCTTACAGACTTTATGAAAATAGGAATAGGCAGTACGTTCTGGTTTGTCATTAATTCTGTTATCCTTACCTCTACCAAATCATATTGGGTAGACAGCCAGTTATAGGAACCCATTATCAGTGCATACAGAACTTCCGACATAATTATGCTTTCCAGCATGTTGTCCGAAAGACACATTATCTCGAAATTATGGAAACGGCTGTCTCTTATCTGCCATGCGCCACCGTCGTATATCTGCCCGTTCATTTTCCCTATGGAATTGGCTGCTCCCGGGTCCGCTCCCGGCTCCCTTATGACATAGGCTGGCAATCCCGTATTGTCTTTCGGGAATTCAAACAGCACCCTTAAATTACGGGGGTTTGTCATTCCTCTTAAAAACAGCTTCTTTGCCTGGTCGTAAAAATCAAAATTCCCTTCCTTCATTCCGTTAAGAAGTCTGTATAGGAAGGTATTCTGTTCGTCTCCCTGGTGCAGTCTGTAATCTTCCGGTATATAGTTCAATATTGAAACTATAAACTGCTTTACTTTTACTATCTCAATCATATCCCTTTAATTTGTTTTAATGCCTCGTCTATCGCCATTTCAGCAACATATTCTATCTGGGCCTCTTCTAAAGCCCTGTCCATGAGTTTTTTAGCTGTTATACCACCATTGAACCAACTTGTAGGGTCTGACTTGTCGCTAACTCTTCTGAATGTCATATACTGACCTCTCTTTTCCTGGTCCGAACTTCGAGCCTCAACCCTTACAAGACCTTCATATTTTGCCGACTTGTGCATGTATTCCGGTACGTTCATTCCGGGTATGTTTATTTCCTTCCGGCTTCCCTTTACCTGTTGGCTTATCGGCAAGTCTGCAAGCTTCAATGGTTGCCCTCCTGCATTACGTGCCATATCGTACACGTCTTTAGGCATAACGGAACTGAATATTCCAGATTCCGCTATTGCTCCAGGCGTAGCATGTCTGAACGGTATTGTAAGATACCATCCCAAACCGTCCTTCTTTATCTTCGCCTTGTCCGAACGCTGGAATCCTATCTTCTCGTCAAACGGTGTCGCACCCTCTTCCAGCATCATAGGAAGCGGTCCTGCTGCCCTTGCAGACAGCACGAATTCTACAGAGGTGGCAGAAGTCCGGTCTACCTGCATGGCAGACCGATATATTCCCCGTGTCTGATGCAGTTCAGAATCCACAAGTGCATTCCATCTTCGCATATATTCCTTTACTACATCGTCAACAAGACGTGTTCCAAGGAATTCCGCTTCTTGTGGTGTCAACGCGAATTCCGCAACCGTTTCCGATATGTCAACATATAGAGGCAGCATTTTTACTCTTCTGTTATATACCTAATATCACACCCGAACTTTGCAAACAACATCTCTATAAAATCACTGTCCGTTCCCGACAGACTTTTCCGGCTCAGTGTTACCACCGTTCCTATCTTATAGGATATCACATCGTCCAACAACTTATTGAACCCTTTTCTTTGCGCCAATGTAACGTTAAATGTCACATCCTTATATACATCTTTGGCGTGCAGTCCGTTTTCCCTACAATACCTTTCCAATGCTTCTATATGCTTGTTAAGGTTATGCTTGTTCATGACCCTTGCATATATTACATTCTTTCTTTGTCCTTTAGACGCAATCGCATATACGGATTCGTCGTCGTAATCTATCCATTGTGTAGCGGAATTATGGGTTTTTATCCTTCCTTCCTTTACATAATTGGATAATGTTGCCCGGCTTATACCAAGGACTTCCAAAACTTTCTTTGCTCTCACAATACAAAATATTTAAATTTGTACAAATCTAAACACTTTTCATCAAAAAAGCAAATTTTTACACATCTTCATTATATATCACACCGCTACCATCAAAATTCGGCTTCTCTATCGCTATAAGATGGCTCCTTCTTACAATAGCCTGGACCGGAAGCTCTATCTTATTCAGTTGTCCGCTTTTCTTGTCAGTGGCCCATGAAGCGCGTATCTCATGCGGCAAATCTATAACATGATATTCCGGATTATGCTTGTAATATACCGATACAAACCCGTTTTCGGGCAAAACGTCCATCTCCATATCCAATATGATACAGTAGGGGTTAACATCGCTTACATGTCCTTTATCTGTCTTTACAAGGGGTTTGTTTGAAGCCTCAAACAGATACATCGCCAATACTTGTACTGGCTTATATGTAGTGAACACAAACGGCTGTCCCATATCGTCATATCTTATAGGAAGATTTTCAGAGAAATAGGATATCTCATTTCTAAAAGATATTCTATCATAATAGGAAAGATTTGCTTTATCTATGTCCCTAACCGTTACCGCCATTGTACCCAGAAGTTCCTGGCTCCATGATTTATATTTATCGGTAAAGTTAATCCCTGTTATCAGCGCCTTTGTGTGTATGGCGTTAACATAGAAATATCCCGTACCAAAACAGTTCTGACAGTCCGGCAGTGCAGATTCTTTTCCATGACACGGGCAACGTAAAGCGCGCATTATCTCCACATCGTAACCTTTGGCTTGTATCGCCTGGTCGAACTCCGATTTGAAAAATTCCGGTCGGAAATTACTCAATCCAGAAGATGGAGACTGTAATATATTTCTTGTTTCTGGCATTTTATTTCTTTATTAAAGATTCAACTTTGTTTTTCAATAATTCATCTGTATATTCATCTTTATAAATCCATATATAACCACCTGCCGACAACCTTCTATGATTTAAACAATATGTTATTGGAGATAAACTGCTAAACATACAAAACAAATCTTTTCTTCTTCCCCATTCTTTTATAAATTCACCTTCTTTAGAAAATTGTAATATAGGTGGTAATGATTTTCTTTTTCTTATACGTTTTTGCATTTCTACAATTCTACTCACTTCTTTATCTGAATAATTATCTTTTCTTATCCAAATAAATCCGTATGCCTTTCTACATTTACCACATAAACAATCTAAAATACCGCTCCCATTTACATTTAATTCTTCACCTATTTTTCTATATCCGACAAACCATTCTTTTATAAAATTCCCTTTTAAATCTAACTGAATAATAGAACCTTCTTTTTCTATCTTTGTATTACTCATTTTTAATTTAGATTCTTTAGAATGACGTTTGCCTTTCATAAAATGCAAATGAGTTTTTCTATATTCATCCAAACTTTTCTTTGCAATTTCTTTTAATCTCAAAGAATTTCTAAACCCTTCTCTACCCCCACTTTGTTCATTTAATAAATCAAAACCCCAGCTTTTATATAAAGATATATAATATTTTTCTAAAAAATCTGCTTCCGAAGAAAAACACTCATCTAAAATAAACATACTTAAAGATTCTCCTTTAGCTTGCAAATCTTTAATCCATTTTATTTTTCTTTCTGGCTCATTACAATTAAAACTTTTATGCTCACTAAACCTTCTTTTTAAATTAACTGTTTGTCCGATATACCTAATATCTGATTCACCACCTACTAAAGCATATATATATACCGTTCTTTCCATAATACTAAAATACTGCAAATTTCACTTCATCATACACTAACTTCAATCTTCCTGTCGTTTCCTTTATCTCTTTCAGATATTCCAATATACGAGCCGAATATCCCGAAGATGTAGCGGAAGCTGTAGTATTTATACTTTGACTTAATCCATCTATGCTTAAAGATTGTCCGGCAACACCTGCAATACCAAGAATCAAGTCACCAGCAATTCCCAAAGGCGATAATGCAGCCAGTTTTCCCAACAGATTAATCAAGTCCATAGGCATTTGGTCTACATCCCACCCGGTTATATACTGTACCCTCCAATAATCCGGTATATACTGGAAACGCTGCATACCAATCTGAGACGTTATGCCTGTCAATATTATTTCCGCATTTCCTTGTGTCGTGGAAGACCCTGTAGGAACAACACTCAGCCTTCTTTTCCCTTGTCCCATACCACTGTCATACTCGCATGACAGCCATCCTTGGGGGTATATAATCTGCTCTATCTTATTGAGCATCCCAATCATGCTTAACGGCTCCCTTACCGGATATGACGGGAACAATATAGGGAATTGCTGCCAATAGTCCTTTTGGTAATAAGTCAAAGACTGGTCGATTAACTGCTTTACAAATTTCAAATTGAACCAATTCTCAACCTCTCTTTGTGCTGATTCTATATAGGAGCGCATAGATTCGTCCGTAAATGATGCTCCCTGCCCTCCGTCAATGGTTATTCCGTATAAGTATGTCTGCCATATCTCGGCTACAGACAGCACAAGTCCGGAATTTTTCTTGTATTTTATCGTAAACGTCAATCGACCCATCTTTGTAAAGTATTTTTATTTAGACAAAATCATATCTATAATTTCCTCTTTCTTTTTGCCTTTAAGGTCTTCTTCCTTGAAAGAACCTCCGTCTTCTGTCATTGCAAGTTCTTTCAGTTCGTCAACCTTCATTTTCTTAAGAGCCGTCTTTACCTCGTCGTCCTCTTCTTCCTTAATAAAGACTTCCTGCTTTGCTTCCGGTTCGGGGGCTACTGTCTGCGTCTCCTTGTTTCCTGCCTTCAAGTCCTCAACGCATTTCTTCCATACTTCAATTTCCTTTTCTTTCTTGGAAATTTCAACCTTCTGTGCCTCGACGATATTCTTAAGACGTTTTATTTCCTCTTCATATTCCTTGTTCCCTTCTTTCACTTCCGAACGAAGTTTTTCTTCAAGGCGTGTTTTGAATTCCGGTTCCTCACCTTCCTTGTAAATATCGGGAAGTTTACGGCTTACTATTTCTTGATAGAGTTCTTCCGATACTTCCGCTCTACCGTTAACAAACTGTACCGGGCCACCATTAAGTACAATTCTATGGTTGTTATACACCCGACTTTTTAAAATCACTTTTTCCATAATACAAAATTTTTAAACAAAAAGGGAAGGAGTTCAATTACTCCCTCCCTTTCACTTTTCACTTTTTAAACCTATAAATTTATATCAAGCTAATTACAAGCCTTCCTCACCAATGTTAACGATACGTACAATCTTTGCTGGCTGATACAATACCGGGGTACCGTAGTTCAAAATTGCAAAACGTTTGCTCGGAGATGTAACGGCAAAGTCCATCTTCATGGTGTCTGCAAACTGCAAGTATTCGTTAATCTGACTGTCATTGTAATATACCAAAGCAGACTTGGTACCTGCAATGATACGGTTGCGGTCACGTACACAATTTGCGGCTGCACCGTCATAACCTGTTGCCATCTGTGAAGCCGGAACCTCAAAGATAGGGAAGTATTCGGTATTTGCATTCAGAACCGCGTTCTTCTTAGTACGATATACAACGAAGCAAGTAGCGGAATAAGCGCCACCCACACCAGCAGTGAAGCCGAATTCTACCGATTCAGAAGCGGCTACAGCCTGGGCGCCAGCAGATGTGATATTCAGAGGTGCGGATTCACCATAACGATTCTTTGCTGTTACCAAGTAGCCATAAGAACCTGCATGGTTGCCGAAATTAGTCTTTGTGTCTGCGGATTTTGCTGTAATATCTGTTCCCTTTGTCGGTGTAACCGGGGCTTTAGCACTTGTTGCACCCTTACCTACCATAATAGGTTTGCGTTCGTCAAAGAAACGGTCGTTCTTAATGTTAATCTTACCGAACTGAGTTGTAACGTCGTTTACAGACTGTCCCATTGTTGCGCCTGTTACAGAAGCTGCAAGACCTACAATAACTCGCTTGCTTTCGTGGAACATCTTAACGTAGTTGTTGAACACAATCGGGTTAGAAATGATGCGGTCGATATAACCGTTATAAACGTTCACTACAACGTTTGCAGCGTCTTGAATCAAATTGTCATTCAACACAGAACCTTGTGCGTCGATAACTGCTGGGCTGTTGAAATAACCGTCTAACAGTTGTTCAGAAGTCTTGCCTTCTGCCGTGCCACCGTCCATTTCGTTGATACCCAACATGTGTTGACGGAAAACACCGTCGAACTGTTCTTCTACACAAGAAGAATCAGCGTCAACCAAACGTGTGTCAATAATGGTACTCAAAAGGATAGTCTTGTTTTCTACTTCCTTCTGGTACATATCCATGTTACCAGCCAATTTAGCCAACATTCCCGGATGTGTAACCTGTCCGGAAACACCCATGAACTTGGTTACTATTGACTTACGTCTGTATTGAGAATCGGTTTCCTGTGGGGTCTCGCCTTCTGCGTTGAAAATACCGACTTCCTCACCATACTTATACAACTGATTGTATTGGTGTACAGTGTTGTCAATCTTATGTTTAGGCATTTCCATGTAATAAACCAACTGGTTCATACGGTTGCCCAGAATCTTCAAGACTGAATCCAGGGATTCAACTTTCAGACCACCACCATTGTTGATTTCGTTGTTATACTGCATTCCGGTCTTAAGACCTGCTTCCATCGCTTTCAAGATTTCTGCTGAATCCATGCCGCCCAGTACGTCGCCAGTACCGTTTTGATTGCTATAATTATACAAATCCATATTCTTTTATTTTAATAGAGTTTATTTCACGAATTTTACACCGTTCTTTTCGTACATGTAACGCGCCAGGTTTTCACCTACTGTTTCAGCGTCCGGATTGATAAGATATGCAAGCGCATCACTTTCCAGTGACTTAGCAATACTTTCCGGTGCCTCTTCCAAAGACTTTTCAATAAGCTTTACTGCCATAGGTCTGTCTTTCACTACGTTAACTTCGTATTTGCCTGCTTCATCCTTTCTTTCCTCGAAAGATTTCTGAATGGCTGTCATATTGTTAAGTCCTTCTGAACGGAACATAGGAGTAACGCCAGACATTTTGTCTAACTTGTCGTTAATACCATCCACTGTTTCCTGGAACTTGTCAATAGACTTTTGGAAATTTTCCATCAGAGGTGCGAATACAGAACCTACAGACTTCATAATATCTTCCGCGTTGGATTTCTCCACCTTTTCGCTTTCTGCATTCTTGTCCTCGGCCGTATTCTTCTCGTCTTCCTTTACCTTTTCTTCGTCCTTCACGGCTTCCTTTTCCAGCTTGTTGATATCCTTTTCCTCTTTGGTTTCGGATTCATGGTCTCCTGCTGCTGCTCCGTTTTCAGACTTTTCGATTTTCACGTTCGCCATAATGTACTCATCAGAAAATCCCATAGACTTCATCAGAGATACGATAGGGTCGTTCAAATATTTTTCGTCCATCTTTATTAAACTTTTAATTGTGTACAAACTTATTTATTAACGGTTCTCAAATAGTCCTTTATAACGTTCAATCCTACATTGCCGTTCAGATAATATCTATAAAGCTCTTGAAATCTTTCGTCTCTTTCCACTATGATAGGGTTAATGGTAACGTTGAAAGACTTGTCTATCTTTATATTATATCCGTCCTTCTGTAGCTCTACAAGAACGTTATTGGAACCGTTGCTAATTTCTTCTTTATTGCCCTCCACGAAATCTACTGTCTGCACGCCCTTTACTATATCGGCAAACGAATTTGCATTTACGGGCGTCATTGTCATTGCTACGTTTGTGATAAGCGCTTTTGTCACCTTTTTAGGATTGTTCTTGTCTCTTTCCAGCGCTCTCCCCTCAACGGAGAAACCTGGCTTCCGGTCGGTGCCGCTTGCAAGCATTTCAAGTGCCTTGTCATAAAAGGCTCTTGCTTCCGGAGATTTTTTCCACAACTGACAACGTACATAAAACTTGTTATTCTTTACATAAGCATCCAGTGGGTGCCCTATCCAGAACCTTGATTTATTGATAGGGCTTCGTGATGGCAAATGGTCTAAATTGATTAGACCGTGTTTTAAAAAGCGGTCTATTACAAATCCGTTGGGATTCATAGATTCATCCTCCGAATCTATGGAAGAATCGGATGCCAAACCTTCAAAAATCATTTTTTCGTATCTTCTATCATCACCTACCGCGTAATCCATAGGGTTGAAATCTGATTTTTCAAAGTTTGCTTCTGTGAAAAAATTAAATTTTGAATCTACTTCAAACATCTTTTAATAATCTGAAATACAACGGATTAAAATAAACATCTTTATGTAAATATCTTATAATCAGTTGTTTACACTGAATAAAAATTTATTTACGTATTTACCGATTCAAATGTATGAATTATTATGCAAATAGACAAACTTTATGCAAAATTTATTCACTCCTTGCTTTTTAGGTAATTATCTACGAACTTATCAGAAGGCTTGGTGTAGTTCTTTTTGCCTTCCGGCACTGGGTACGCCCACTCATAGAAATATTTCTTTCTGTCTCCTTCTCCCAGTTCTCCGATTACCGTAAAGCCCTTTGCCCTTCCGTTACTTCTTTCTTGTACAATCTTCTCGAACTTTTCCGGTGGTGTGGTCGAACTTTCTTGCTTGAATATATGGTTGCTCAATTCTTCCATCACCTTATCCCTTCTCTCCTTCTTACTTTCTTTTTCTTTCGCCTCTTTCTCCTTTTGTTCTTGTATCTTCTTTTCCCTTTCTTCGGACATCTTTTTATATACACCGCTTTTGTGTAAACTTTGGTCGAACATATTGTCTACGATATCTCCCAATATCCCAAACTCCGATTCTTCTATTCCGATACTGTTAACAGCATCCTCAATAAACTTTGTATGCTTGGAAGGTATATATCTTTCATTATAGAATCTCTCCAATAGGGTTTCATCCTCCAGCATCTTCTTTAACTTTTCGTTCTTGTGGACTTCCCCGTTTATCCTTTCAGCGTCTTTAATGATGTTCTGTATATCCTTGGAAGTGAACCCGTATGCCGTATCTATGTCAACGCCAAACCCGTCGTTTGAATCATAGAGCTGGATATCTATACCTCCCTTATCGTCTGCATTCGCTTTGGTATGATTGGAAACACGTATCTCATAACTTCCTTTCCCTGTCTCAAATTTAAAATAGCTGCTCGCAGTTGTTTTCGCCTTGTTGTAATCGTAGTCTATATTATTCTTGTTCAGCCATGCTTTTAACCCCTTGGTAACTGCTGCCGGGTTCGTTCCGGTCTTCTCTATGGACTTGTCACCGCTTCTGTTAATGACCTGGTTTGTTGATTCCCTTTCCTTCTCGGTATATATGTATCGAAAACCGCCTTTTCCGTCCGGCTCCTTCCGTACATACTTGTGCGACACTGCCTTTTCCAGCTTATCACACAACATGCTTTTCAATATATCTCTTTTCATACTCTTTCCTTAATAAAAAAGAAGGGGTGATTACACCCCTCCCCAACAATTAATGTAATTGTAAACGATACTTCGTCTGTTTGAGTGTTGCCATAAAATCTTCCACCCACGACTTTTCCCCGGCATATTCGGGGTTATTGTCAAGCTTGGAATAGAATTCCCTTGTACGGTCTATAATGAGGTCTACCAATTCTATAGGGTCGTTCACCTCTATTTCTTCACCGTTTATCTCACCGTCCTTGAAACGGCCGAAACCGCTTTGTCCGGCTTCCATTATCTTATCTTCATAGTCGGAAAGCTCCTCTATCAAATCGTCCAGATATTTGTGCTTGGCATTGTCTTCCTCTTTCCAGTGCACATTTTTTGAACGGGTCTTGACACCTTCCAGGAAATTAGCGAAATCGGCAAATACGGCATACATACCGTCCTCCTTCTTTGCTTTTTCCAGTACATCGGCTTTCACTTTCCCCTCTTGAATCATTTCGGAAATAACGCTCTTGAATATCATCGCGTCTTCCACAGAAGAAAACTTCATGGAAACCGTCAGTCTGTCTTCCGACTTCCATATTCCCTGGCTGTCCGTTTCTTCGCTTTCCGTGGTTTCTCCTTCCTCGTTCTTCGCTATTCCGTCACCTTCCGGGCCTTTTGGCTTGTCGTCCAAATCTTCCTTGCAAATAGCATTCGCATCGTTACAGTCCATTGTCTTCTCAACTTCCTCACTTTTCCAGTCTTCCGGCAATTCACCTTCAAGACCCAATTCTTTAGCACGTTTCTTAATCCATGCTTTCACCTTTTCTTTCGGCATATCGGAAGCACCGGACAACTTGATAGCGTCCTTCAAATCCTGGCTATTTCTGATAGGGTATTTCCCGTTCGGCATTGCCTCTCCTTTCTTTGCAAGGTCTTTTCTTTCACTGTGTGAAAAATCGGTCTTGTTGTTCGCTTTCCGTATCTCCTTCGGGTATTTCTCGCACACGGACTTTACCACGTCTTCCGTTACCTTTCCTTCCTGGAAAGCCTTCATTACGATTTCTACCGGGTTGGGTTTCACTTCCAACCCCAAAATCTTCTTGATATTGTCTTTCATGTCAAAGATAAAATCATAATCATCCAATTCTGTAGCCGGATTAATCCACATGCTGCCAATTTCCTCTTCACCGTCAACCACCACGAAAGCCGGGGATTCATCATCAACATGTCCCATAAAATAATGAATTTCCGCATTCTTCGTTTTGGCTACACCGACCTCCATAAGGGTGTCTTCCGGAACGTCTATCCCAGTCTCCTCAAAAAGCTCTCTTTGTGCGGCTGTACGAAAATCTTCTCCTTCGTCTACATGTCCACCCGGTATGCACCAATCGGGTGTATAATTCATATTTTCCCCTGCTCTCTGTAGGATAAGCAACTTACTGCCTCTGAACAAAAGCACGTCTGCATACTTGACTACCCCGGTCTTTGCCTTCATAATATCATCGTATGCACTTTTGGAAAGCTTCTTACTTTTCCATGCCTTCTTTGCTACATGAATTGCATATACATCCGCAATAGCTTCTGCTATATCTTCATCTTTCTGGAATGCAGCGATAGCCTTGAAAACCTTGTCCCTGTCTTTCTGTAATTGTGCAACTCGTGAAGCATGCTCTTTCAAGAACTCGTTGTATTTCTTTTCCGAAATCTCTCTTTCGTCCTTGTCAAGCAGGGAGAAGCTTTTCAATACCTGGCTTCTTTCGGCAAATTCGTTTGCAAGTTCTTCCGTTCTTGCTTCTATCTTTTCGGAGCGTCTCAATAGCTCCCTGTATTCAGACACCTTTTGTTCTGCTGTCTGTAAATGAAATAATTTCCGTAAATTCATAGCTATAAAATTTTCTGCTAATGTACGAATTTTACACAATCTATCCAAAAACACAGACATTATCAATATAATAGGAAGTGTTTTTCTTCAATTCGGGCTTGTAAAAATACCTGTTAAGTGTTTCTACCTTTTCTATCCGGTCAATCCTGCCCCTCTTGTTCCCATACAGAACTATTCTGTCGGAAATGTTCAATTCCTTTACTTTTACCGGAACAAGGTAGTTCTTCTCATACGTCCATACCATTTGTTCGCCCGAAATCCTGTTAAGAACACCTTCCTTGCCTGCATTAAAATAGATGTTATATACTGATTCTCGCGGCTTCATTTCGCGTACATGTAAACCTTCCACAAGCGTATAGGAATGTCTTGTCTTTACGGCTTCATTAATCCTTATATCCTTTAGGAACTTTTCGCCTTCAAGCGTCCTTATCTCCACAAACCCAGTATTGAATCCTCCTTCTCCCATAATCAATGTTCAGTTTTCAGAAACAAGCCTTCTTTTGTTATAAGCGCATATTCCGTCCCAGCCTCTATGTTATACAGTTTCCCTTCATACAAAGACAAACCTCTTTCCATTATCTTTATTGTTCCTGCACCCATATGCATGTATTCTGGATTATCATTATAGAATTTTACGTATTCCTCTACATCCCCTTGTTCTATCTCTTTATCGGGACTTCTTCGACTACTTCCCCTGTTTATTCCGAAACAATCTTCGTCAGTCCATTCGTCAAATGTCTTTTCGTCAACAAGCGGTATCATCACTTGATGAGGCATAGTAAACGTAAGATGTTTTGCGTCTTCACATACGGAAATTACTATCCCTCTTTCCAATACAACATTTTCCATCTCCCCTTTGAAATCGGTGAACTCCACTCCCTTCTTGAATAGGTTCGTATCATTCATCATACAATAGAGTAATACATACTCGTCTTCCTTTATCTGGTCTAAACGTACCGGGACAACCTCCCAGTTATACACATCTATTTCTTCCGCGCTTTCCTTGACACGTTCCTTTGTTACCCTTGTCTTCCGTAGGGTCAACACTTCCACATCTCCTTTATATCCGAATCTCATACCTCAAACATTTTGTCTCCAACATATATTTTTACTTTACTTTTTCTCTCTACCTGCCTTTTGTATGGTTCTTTAGGCGGTTCAAATGAATGCGTCTCGTCATTCCAAACCATACCTTTAGGCACCTCCTTAAGGTCGCACCTGCAATAAGGATGCGTCGCGTAAATAACTGGTTTCCAATCTTTGGCTTTCACTCCTATATTATCCCCGTTGTTTATCAAGTCTATAAGCTTGAATATCCTCGGTTTGCTTCCTATTCCTGCCGTAGTGTACAACCTTATACAATGGGCGCAAGCTTGGGGATATACTGTCTTATATACAAGCGCGTCCGCTCCCTGTTTCTTCATTATCTGCTGGGCTACCCCGGTCTGATAAATGTTCTGCATCTCAGTTTCCACTATACGCCCCCAATCACGGTTCCAGTCTTCCAGGGAATGTCCTATATTGCTGACAATGTTCTGAACGGACTTCTTTTTCAGAGCGCCTTCTATCATTTCCTTCTTTATCGTTCCAAGCTCCAATTGTCTTTGCTGTTCCACAAGAACTTTTACCTCTTCTTCCGATACGGCATTAGACATTATCGTTTTCGCCCGTTCCCCCATCGTCTTTATATAGGAGTATGTACGTGTTGCTGCCGCATAATACACTTCCTGTTCCAACGGTGTAAGTGCTGCCCACTGATGACGGTCTATATACTTGGTAAAATCATCAAAATTGAGTGTAACCAATTGGGAAGGTTCCAATTGTGCGCTCAGCCTTCCAAACAGATAGGACTGGAAATATGGAGGTATCTTTTCTATCTCCTTTCTCCATTTATAGCCATACCGCCTTAACAAGGACTTGTCTTCCGGTGTCAACAGCTTATCTCCCATTACATCGGCTACAATCCTTGCAAGACGGTAGTCTATTATATCATACAATTTTTGTATCTCTTCCGGTGAGAATATCATTTTTCAACCGTTTTAATCATTTCCTTTACAAGCTCCTTTATCATCGCGTCAGACTGTGTGGCGAATATGGTCTGTGCAAGACCTTCATAACCGCATTGTATTTTCGGGTATCTGATAGGGTCTTTCACGTGTCTTTTCACTCCAATAAGGCGCGATACCAAAGGGGTTCTTATACCATCAACTTTCTTTTCCGGCATTCTTATTTTCCTTTATCTTATAACCGTCATATAACGATTCGTCCCACATTGACATATCGGGTTTAGGGAAATATGGATTAGAAGGTGCATTCCTGTACTCTTCTCTTCCTTCTGGGCCCATTGCGGCAATTTCTTCCATCGTCCAACCTTCACCCATTCCGCGTTCTTCAATCTCGAACCACTCATCAGCCGTCATATCAATTCCGTACTTTTTCTTTTCCATAATTAACTCCTTTCTTTAAGTTTCTATGCAAATATACAAAACTGTTCAAAATTGAACAAATTTATAAGTCTATTTTTTTAAGAAACCTATCAAGTTCTTTTTGATTTAACACTTTGTTATCATAAATCACTCCGTTATCGGAATTCCCGTCATACAATTTAACGGACTTAAATTTATCTTTCAACGGAGTTTCTATAACTTTCTTGAAAGATTCGGATGCGCCCTTATGTCCTTTTCTCGCTATTTCTGTAGGGACATACCGTTTCGTTCTCTCAAAACGTTTCTGTATTCTATCCAAAGCCGTATCAAAATCAGTTGCCACTCCTACCAAATGAACATCATAACCTTGTGCCTTCAATTCGTCAACCAATTTTTCAAGTTTTGCCGGGTTTCCAAAAACAGCATCTTTCACAAAAGAAGATTTTTTGTGGAGATATTCTTTATCAATCTGCTTTCCTATATCCGACACTTCCTCATGCACATAAGAAGCTGCCTTCTTCGGGTCTATCCCCTTCACTCTTTCATAGTCCGGTATCATATCGCGCATATCGTCCACGTCAATAACGGGCAACTTGTCTATAGAAGGGTCTTTCTCCTTCATCTTCTTAAGATAATACCCTTTCCCAGAACCACCACCGCCAAGCATTAAGTAAGCACGCGGTTTTGTCTCAAATAACATTTTCTTCCGATATTCGGACTTCACCTTATTATGAACCTTAATCTGTCTGTCTCGTTTCCAGACACCGCCTTCTTTATAAAGGTCTTCCGTTGTCTTGGTTAAGTCGGCTTTCTCTTCCTCTGTAGCCTTTCTTTTCTTATATGGCTGTCCAACAATACCAAGCTTCCGGTTTACCGCGTTGTTCACATACACTCCTTGTTGTGCCTTCGCAATTTCCAAAAGCCCGTCATACATTTCTGGTCTTCCCAGGCTCTTTTCCAAAAGAGCCTTGTTTATGTATCTATCCAGTTTTAAATCATCAAAAGTTTCCATAATTTCTTATTTGTAAAGATTTTTTAAATAATAGTCAACTGCTGGTTTCATTATAGGATTTTCGTTAAACGACTTGTATTGTGCGAACGGGTCTTCCTCGTCCTCCGGTACACCTTCCGGCTGTTGTCCCGGCTGTGAAGCTCCGAACATCTTGTTTTGTTCTTCTGCCTGCTTCATCCCCTGGTATACCTGGTTAAGAATGATGTCCTTTTCGGGGTCAAAGTCACGTCCGTTGTACTTCTTGAATATATCCTGCATGGCAACCATTCCGCTACTCAATTTTTCAGAATCCAGTTTTACCTGTGCTTCCTCGTCTTCCACCTCTATTCCGGTAAATGCAAACTCGTAGTTTTCATCCAGCTCACTCACAATATACTTTGTAATGACACCCTGCAAGAATATCAATAGAGGCTTCAATCCTTTTTCCCGGCTGTGCTTCAATCTTTCGCGCTGCCCGTCCTGTCCGAATATCTGCTGACTTTCCTTGAAATTGAATCCAAGTTCGGACGGGTCTATACGATATACGGAACATGTCATTATGATAAGAAACTTTATCCATTCGTTGAATTCCATATCACGATTACTAAGTTTCTGTAAATCAACCCATTCCAAGTCAATGCCATTTATAACGGGTGTGCGGTGACTGTTATAAACCCCTGCCATCGTCTGTGTCCATGCCTGCCTAAACTCTTGTAACGTACTATTTGATATGTTAGGGTTCTTTATATTGATAAACCCTTTAGGCTGAGACCCTTGGCTAAAAAAGTTTGCATTATAGGAAAAGCCCCACAATATCCAAGTTATAATATTTACCAACGTCTCCAATTCCGACACTCCATACCCATTTCTTCTCACATCGGACGTCTTGTTTCTGATACCGAAACCAAGCTCCCACGGGTAATACAATATCGGTTCCTTTGTTATAGGATTGTGAAGAATCATTTCGTCCCACACCATACAATAACGCGGCAAATGTCCCTTGAATCTGTACTGCTCGAAACCTTCCCTTTGTCTGGGGTCTACGCTGTCAAGAAAACGTATCAGAGAAGCGTCCACAGCGCGGAACTTCTGCAATTCCCACATTCTGTTGCGCACCATCTCAAAGGCCAACTGGTCTAATGTGAGACTGTCCGACATTATCTTGCTTACAAACTCCTGCAAGCTGTCCACATTGTCCCATTTGTCCGTCCATCCTCCCTTTTCAAGAAAATCAACTATCTTTGATATTTTCTTCTTGTCCTCGTTTGTCAATTTTTCGTCCCCGGTAGAAAAAAGGCTCTTCTTTTTTCTGATTGTGAAGCCTTCCTTTTGCTCGTCTTCCGAAAAATCCATAAAGTTCATTATCTGTTCCACGCGTGTAGACACAATACTTTTGACTATATGGATATCTCCCATCCGACGCAATACGGAAAAGGATAGAACTCCTTTGGAATCCTTGAATCCTCTTCCGTTGCCGGATATGTCGTTAGGGTCAAAGAAAACAGACTGTATTTTTGTAGGCTGCCTGTTAATTTCTCCCAGATACAAATTAGCCTTCATTATCTCCCCTGCATCGTTTGAGTTTAACGCAGCCTGCAATTTGCTTTGGAATGCCATAGGAGCGGCCTTTTGCAGCCTGTCTATCTCTTCAATAGACAAACTCGAAAGGCTTGCAATCAAATCCGGCTTTTCCGCTTTTTGTATAATCTTTCCTTTTCTCTTTCCCATCGTAATAATTTTTAAGCTCCAGCCAATTGAGTTAGATTCACGGTAGCTTCCTTACCTCCTTCTACTGCTGTCACAACTGCCGTTCCGGTACGCTGTGCACCAGTATTTGCAGCCGCCACTACAGAATATTCGGTAGTGCCTTTAGTAAACCCTGTGCCGCTTACAACCGTATTATAATCTACTGTCACTGCTGCACCTTCATTCTTTCCGTTTACCTTCTTTTGCTTCTTACTTGAAACACCGAATATCTTTGTTTCTCCTGCTGCTGCAAATGAAAGTGTTGTCGGGTCTGTAGTCAATGTATATTCATAGGTAACTGTCGCTGCAAGCTGTGTTAACGTAACCTTTACCGTCTTGTTACTTCCAGTCTGTGTAATAGTAATAGAACCGTCATTATCTGTTTCTGCCTTATTTTCAGCCGCCACTATACTATAATTCTCTCCATTAGATGTTTCAGATGAAGTCTGACTGAATCCAGTTCCGGTAATCTGTGCAGTCGTATCTACCTTCTCGACACCACCGGAAGGCTTGCCGTTGACTTTTTTCTGTCTTGTTGAAACAATTTGTAAACTCTTCGTTTCTCCAAGCGCTACAAACTGTATGGTCTGTGAATTGGCAGACAACGCATAATCATATGTCACTATAGCCGCATTCTGTGTAAGTGTCACTTCCGCAGTCTTTCCACCATCCTGCGAAATAGTCGCTTTTCCTGTTCTCTGTGAGCTTCCGGTATTCTCAGAAGCTTTCAAATTGTAGTTATTTCCGCTTTCCTCATAATCGAACCCTACACCTGCCAGTTCTATATCAGTAGGATATGTTTCTGGCTGCTGTTTTACTCCATTCAGAACTTTTGTTCTTGTAGAAGTAACAGTGACAAGCTTTTCGCCTCCTGCACCGTCGAACGTTACCGCTGTCGGGTCTACTGTAAGCGCATATTCGTAGGTTACAGTAGATGCAGCCTGGTTGCATGTAATCTGCAATGTCTTTCCGCTTTCATTCTGTTTAACCGTCACTACCGCTTTTCTTGCCGTGTTGTTTGGGTTCTCGTCAACCGTTACTTGTCCTCCACCGTCAACCTTGAATCCTGCCCCAGATATTGAGAATATAACCGGGACGCCTTCCGGGTGTCCTACTGGCTGTCCGTTCTTGAATGTCTGTTTTGAAGACGTCACCACGCACATATCATCACCTCCCTTTGCAGGGAAATTAAGTGTAGGTTCTTTAGTCTCCAATACGTATTCCACAACTTCCTGCACGTCCGACAATACCGCGCCTTCTTCTCCGAATCCTTCCGGATATGAGATAAGCTTAACAAGCGCCTTAAACGCCCATTCCTTGAACTGTCCTATATTATAAGTGTGACCGGGTTCAATCACGATACCCAGCCCCTTATAATATTCCACGTCACCATAGAGGCTTTCCGTAACGAAAACCTTCATCTGACTGTCGATACCGTCAGTTACGACAGTCATTTGGTGGACATTATCTTCTGTTGTAAAAAATAACCGTAGCATAACCCTTTAGTTGTTTTCGGCTACGAGTTCTTCGCGCCATGTGTTGTTATCTGTCATTACAACCACGTTCAAGTCTTCCTTTGCATCCAAACCAAGGTCAGCCAGCGTAAACGCCATAGGCTTTCCGGACATAACTTTAGTAGCAATGGTCTTGCGGTCTCCTCTGATTACTCCAAATCTTTCTGCGCTTTCCTGCAAATCTACGCTATTGGGGGAATAGATATCGACATCCTTCTTTGCCGGAACACTTGTCTTGATTGTAATAACGCATGCATCGTTTTCGTTCCATTCTGCCGTTACCGCAACTATTTCGTTCAGTCCCTGGGGGTCGATAATCAGTTCCAAACCCTTTTCTTCCGCAAATGCTACAAGTTCCTCGTGCATCACGGCTTCGCCTACATTCCATTTGAAACCAAGCTTCAAAAGCTCGGCACCGCCTTCCGGGTCTGTCACGTTTCCTTTAGGGGTAATTCCGCGCGGTGATTCAGTGATGAATACTTTCTTCTGGTCGCAACTACCATCAGTTACCAATGTCACATCAATATTCTTGTCTTCGTCCAAAAATCTGTATAGTCTCATAATCTTTTATTTTTAATGGTTTTTATTTACATTCAAATACGATTTCCTGTTCTACTGAACCGTCAGCACCCAGTACATAGACCTGGTAAATACCTGTCACATCCGCTTTCTGTACGCCCAAATCCTTCTGACACTCGAAACCCAGATATTCGTTCTTCTCCTTCATTGTCAGAATCTTCTTGTCAACAGATACGGTGCCGATAGTTTCTGGAATGTTGGTGAACTCGCAGAACTTGTTGTTATGCTTAATACAAATCTGAGTACCTTCCGATACCTTTGCTTTGAAGTTCATCCATAACCAAGGAAGACCGTCTGCATATTCAGCCTGCCACGGATATTCCGTCAGATAGGATTCGGGGAGAATACTGTTATAGTCCTCCTCACTGTTGATAATTCCACTATTAGGGTCCATCTTAATAGGCAAGGAATAGGAAGGAATTGCCTCTATCTCCTGTTGCAAAGCCTCGAAATTTCCCTGTAAGCCTTGTGCAACCTGTGCCTCAGTATCACCGTCCTGTATTTGATAAAACGCTACTTTTTTCATAATCTCTAAAATTTGAATTTTAAATCATTGTACCACACGAAATTGTCACGCCAAATATTGTCTGTAGAGAAAATGGTCTGTCCCATTCTCCAAACTCCGTCTTTCATCCATTTGCCTAAGTTGTCCCAAATTCCTTTGGTAAGTACCCATACTGCCGGAATACTGAACTTCCCTCCAGAAATCCAATAGTTGCGCATATTCCATTTATCGTTGTCCAGTACCCATACCTTCTTCACCTTCGGTGGCATTGTCTGTGAAGTACCACCGCCTGCGCCTCCTCCAAAGTATGTACCGGGATTTTCCTCTGTTCCGACCCTTGAATAGGTTCCTGGCAAATAATCACCTTGTGCCATAATCATTCTCCTTTCATTTCCTTTATCGCCTTCGGTTTCTTGTCTCCGAATTCGTCGAAATCAGACAGATATTTTCTAATTCTCTGAGGTACCAAAGTAGGGCTTACCTTTGCCGCGTTCTCCACGATTGAGATTGATTCTCGTATTATAAGCGCGTTACACACCACGGCACGGAACCATGTGTATATCTCCACATTACCGCCTTCCACCGTAAAGTTCCCCATCACATGCGAAACAATCAGAATAGCGGAATAAATGAAAAGCTTTGTGATAATCATTGAAAAGCCCTTGCTTGAAAAGTCCTTGTTCTTGATATGATATACCCAGCTTACAAGTGTGTCTATCACTATAAGAATCATTAGGTATTTCAAGAACTCCCAGTCCCGAAACACATATTTCTCAATGAAGGATGCCGTGTTGGAAAAAGAGATAGGTATGCTCAACAATACGGGAAAATATAAACTCATTACGTATTCCCTTATTTTATGTAGTTTTCCCATAATCATATGCGACGGAATTTTAGGAAATTGTATATGCAATGTGTACAAGTTTACTTGGTGAGGCTTCCGGATATTTCTTTTTCAGATAGTCATAGCGTTCTCTGATAACGTTCTCTGCCTCTTTAGGGTTGTGCCCCGACTTTGCGGCCGCAGCCACGAGTTTTTCAACTGTAGGGAAACCGCCTTTCTTTTCTTTCGGCTTCTCCTCCTTCGCGGTCTCCTTTGTCTTGATTCCCTGGCGTCGTACCCAGCCGTTCGCGGTCTTCACATATTCCTTTCCGCTCCAGCTTCTGACCGTTCCGATAGGTTCGCCCTTCCGTGCCTTCTCTATATCATCAGATACGCACATTCCGGCTATGCCCTTAAAAATGTTTAGAGGGGTTTCCTTGTATCGCAACATATCACGGTTCCCGGACATTGATTTAAAGATACCTTCCTTTCCTGGTATCACTTCCACCTGTGAGGGTCTCACAAACATAGGTTCTTCCTCGTAGAGGTCATTCAGCACTTTAACCGTTTCCAGTGATTTCCAGTCCGCAGCCGCACATGCTTTCTCGAACTCGTCCAATTCGTTGTTTTCCGATTTGTTCAAAACATCAGTAGCAAAAGCCGCTACCTGCTTTGCGGTGAACGCTTCGTAGTCGTTGTCAATGAGAAATTGTTCAAATTGTGCACGTCCGAACACTTTCTCTTCTTTTCTATTATTATCCATGAATAATGCCTTTTTAAGTTATAACGAAATTGCAATTACAACGGTAAAAATAGGCATTATCAGTCAAATAACCAAGCTTTTAACTTGAATATTTATCCAATACTGGGTATTTGTACTTCGCGCGGATAGGGTTTGTCTTTATGTACTTCCGTCTTCGGTTCTCCAGGCGTTTCCTGGCTCTTTCGGCTTTCTCCAAAGCCTTCTCTATCTGCTCGCGTCGCTTCTCGTCGCGTTCTTTCCGGTCGCGTATCATCTGTTCTGCGTACAGTTCTACGTCTTCGGTTTCATAGTCACTGTATAGATAATAACTCAAAGTCTCCATATTTCTCTTGAATAAGTTTTGCCAAGCAAGGACTGTTCTTCCTCTCCTCCCTTACTTTTCTGGCTATTTCACCGATTTCTTTTCCTCTTCTTTTCCTTTCCTCTTCCGGTTCTTCATAATATGTTCTGTTTGTATTAGGGTCGAAATATTCACTGTCAGAAGCGGTACAACGATTTTTTGCAACAAGGTCAATCCTGTTTTCCTCTATTTCTCTCTGTATTTCTGACCTGTGGATATATTCCATATATTTCTCTTCCTCCTTTTCCTTCTCGAAATTATCCTCCCAGTATTCCAAATCCTTTTTCAGTGTGTGATAAAAACTCAGTCTCTTTTTGCACGGGAAACTCTCATCCCCACATGTTATACTTCTGTCCCTTTTAGCCATTTTATTAAACTCCTTGTCTTCCCATAAAAAACCTTTTTCCTTCTTGAACCACACCCTTTTAAGGTAATAAACCGAATCCTTTATCCTTGAAACACCTTCCTTAATTTTCTCGAATCTTCTCGCAAATATATTCTTCCATTCTTCCCTGTCTGGCAAAGCTATTGTATAGTTATTCAATTTAGGATTGTACCTCATTGATTTAACAGCCTTGTCCGGTTTCATATAAACCGTATTTCCAAAAATTTCCTTCAATGCCTTTATAAACTTCCGTACCGTATCTACACTGCATTTCATACGACTTGCAATACGTTTAGGGCTTTCATAGAACGATACTTCGCAATTGTTCCATTTTATTGCCTCTAATGCGTGCTTATGCGCCATCTTTACAGCCTTTTCATAAACCTTGTCATAATCCGATTCCTTCCAGTCCTCGTTATTGTACAGCCATTCGACTATCTTCAAAATCTGTTCTTTCTTTAATTCCTCTTCATTCCATACGTCCAAATTGTACTCTGCAATCTCTTTACAATACTTGTAATATCTTATCTTCTTTGAAATGTAATTCAATATCCTTGTAAAAATAGGAGACCATTTTACCCCTTTCTCCTTAATCACATAACGCAAATAATCGGGTAAATACATCTCTTCCGTTACATCCTTGAAATCCTTGTTTATGATTGTACATACATCCTTTTCGGGGAATTTAATATAATCATTCAGTCTTAAAAACTTGATATAATCCTTTGCTTTTCTGTAGGAAATACCCACTTCTTCCGCAATCTTCAATGACAGTTCTTGTGTAGTAAAACTTCTTTTCCAAAACGTCTTATACTGATACTTCTTCTGATTTCTCTTGCAATACTTGTTGTTTATCAATCTAATAGCGCACAATACGCAGCAATACTCGTAATCCTGGATAGTCTGTATACTCTTCAAATCCTTAATAGGAGACTTAATCTTTTTTGAAATGTCCTGGCATGATGCCGATTTTTCTGTATCTTTTTTCATACACTTCTCTTTAATTTTCTCACTCTACAAATACCATTTTTGGTTTTATGTCTTGCTTAAGGACACCCACTAATTTTTAGCTTCTTTCTTGCTAAACAAAAACAAAGAAAAAGGGGATTTTTCAAAAAGAAGCTAATGTTTAGTGAGAAAACTAAAGAGTAACCCCTTTTTCTTTTGCGGCTCTCAAATCTTCATCAGACCTTAGCCGCTATGTTTAAGCACTGCAAACATAGGGATTATTTTTCAATCCACAAAATTTTTCGGGAAAATTTTTCGCCACACCGCACTTTTTTCAAAATTCCCTTCGCTTTTTCATCCCCTTATAGGCTTTCTTCTTCGTTTTCGTCCTTTCTTCCCCTCCTTTCCTGTCCTTTGCCTTGCCTCCCTTCCCCCTACGCGCACACACATGCACACGCATGTGCGCCCATACGCGCACATGATGCGCGCGCTCGCCTACGCTCGCACGCGCACGCGCGTAATATATCACCCAATATTCTCCTCCTATTAATATACCCGTTAGGGTAAAAGAAGAAAGGGAACTACGTACCCCTTTAGGGGTTAGATAATAACATTATGGTAAAACGTCAAAGTGTTGATTTCCAGGTAGTTACAAATAGTAATAAATATTGACAATATTACCGTTATAAATTCCTACTTTTACCAAGTGTTTAACCCTAAAATTTTAGTAACATGAAGGTAGTTTATGAATCGAAAATTGCGAAAATTATCATTCCGACCTTTTCCGCAATCCTAATTTTTTGCTGGCTGTTATGCAAGAAAACGAAAGAGTATTACGACGAAGAATTCCTAAAACATGAAGAAACCCACTCCTACCAGTGGAAATCATTAATGATACCAGGAACCGTGCTTTTTAGCGGTCTTGCAGGCGTTTTCTCGTGCCCCTGGCTACTTCTCCTTATCCCGTTGACGTTCTATCTGTATTACGCCCTGGAATGGCTCGTGCGTGTAATAGGAGCCTTAATCAAATATCACCCAGGTTTCAGTGGCGGTATAAAGAAATGGATTAAGAGAATCCAGGCTATAAACCATGACTGTTACCATGCAATCGTGTTTGAACAAGAAGCGAACGCAGTAGAAAAAGGACTGGTAGATTATGGTTTTTTGTCATTCTTCAAGTATTATTAACTCTGCTGTCAATATTTAGAAAAAGAAAAGGGACGTTTCACAACGTCCCCAGTCTGTCGGGTTTCGCTAAACCCATGATTCTTACTACAAAACAAAATTGAATAATTATACAAATTGAGTGAATATTTATGCAATAATTTTCTTTATGGAAACCGCGTTCCGCTTGATATTCCCGATTTTGCGGCAAACCTCATTAGTGGAAATATCCCTATAGGAAAGAAGCATTCCCGAAAGTTCGGCAATCTTATCCACAATCGTATTCATTTCTTGTAACCGTTTCCATTTGACGGAAACAGAAAAATGATTTTTAATGAATTCGTCACGGGCTGCCCTCGCTTCTTCCACGGTTCGGAAATAACCGATATTGTACTTCTTCTTTTCAAGCTCTATTATAACCCGGTACGGCTTGTTCTTCGACCGTTTGTCATAATAGTAAATATATCTGTTACTTCTCGGTTTCATTCTCTGAATCCTCCTTCTTTTCGGGAACCGGAATAGCCCCCAGGCAGTGAACAAAGATGGCTGCGATAAACGGGGAAATGATAAGTGCCATAAGCATCCACACTCCGAAACTTCTGTTCATCCTTTCTGCTGTAGAACCTACCTCGGCACTCAGCATAAGATGAACGATAAAAATAATGATAGTTAAAAATACGATACTTGCATTCATAATTTAATCCTCCCTTTATTTAAGTTCATTAATGATTTTCATTGCTTGTTCTCTCAGAACCTCGTTATTATTTTCTTCTCCCATCTCCTTACTGATTAGGGATAACGTGCCGTCCAGGTTCTTCTTGTAGACGGCAATCATGCTCATGCTTTCGTCCTTTGCCGGGTCATATACGACCCGGTAGTTTCCTTTGCTTAATGTTCTCATTTTAAAATAGTGTTTATGACGTTGTTAATAGTAAATTCTTCAATCTCTTTTATATCCTTTTCATAACACATATGTTTGTTTTCGGTATATTCTACGATATTGCCGTGAAGAACGTCTGTAGGGGAAGGAAAACGCTTTATTTCAGCCACTTTCCATGTTCCGAACTTGACCGTTACATATACCTCGTATGAATCGGGGTTCTTGAAAAAATCTATATTTGCCATAGTTGTAAAGATTTTATTCGACAATTAATTTAACGCCCATTCAATGGCATGTTCGGCTGATTCTTGATTGGGATATATAATACATTCATATTCGTTTGAATGATAAAAGCAATATCCTAATTTGTTAAAATTGTCTTTTACTACTGATTCAAGGAATTTTGGACAAATTTCTTTGCTGTATTCACCATTAACTATTTGTCCTCCCATTGTTTCAATTACATAAACTTCCATAATCTTTTATCTTTTTATTTGTTTGACTTAATTAACCGCCTCCCTTAAGAAGACACTACAAATATAGGCACTTAATCAGACATAAGCAAGTGCTTATGTCCTTTTAACATATAATTAACATATAACTCCAAAGAAAACACCCGGAAACATTCTTTCACGAAGAGTGTAACCGGGTGTCAGTCAAACAAATATATAAAATTAGAGAAAGAAGGTTTTAAACTATGTCGGGGTGAAAGTATGTCGGATAGTCCCATTCCTTGATAAGCTCCTTAAGCTCCTTCCAGGGAATGAAGATGGTGTGCGATTCGATAGCTGCTTTCTTGTCTCCAGTCCAGTAGATGGAAGAGAATACCGGGTTCTTGGACTTTACGATACTTTCAGTAGTCCGTCCTCCCATATCTTCGATAATCTTACTATATCCGAAATAGCTAATGTTCTGCCAAAGAACAAGACAAAGAATATCGCCAGATTTACACTTTAGGGCACGGGCAACAGACGTTCTGTCCTCACCGCTTATAATGTGGCTGTCACGAAGCAAAACAAGCTTGTTGGAATAACAAAGCCAATCTATATACATGCTTCCCCCGTCGTATGTGAATTCATTCTTTTTGCTCATATCAAGTCTTTATAATCGTCTTCCATCCTTTTTATTTCGCTCGTCAATTCCTGGCTTAAATGGAATAGGAATTGTTTCTGATTGTCCTCCATCTCGTCCTCATTACAGCTCATCTTCCTGGAAAGTTGGTCTAAATACCGGATGAACCGCTTTCTTTGGATAAGGTCTATATAGGAGACCGTATAAAGAAGAACATTCATTCTTTTCTGAATTCCCGTAACCGCCCCTATGCACCACAAAAGGAGAGTGATAAGGACTACCGTAAGAACAATCAAACACACAAAAATCGCTGTTATCATAGCTGCAAATATATAAAAATAAAACAAATAATTAATACTAAAGAACGTTCAAATTTTCGTTCTTGTCAATATATACGGGTCTTGAAACAAGGGAACAAGGAGAAATGACAATGTATTTCCCGGACGTACCTTTCGCAGCGTCATTCCCCGGTATTCGATAATCTGTCCGACCCATATGTAACATTTTTTCTTAATCATTGAGAACCGATTTAACTGCAAACAACTTGGTATACGCTTCTTCCTTGGTCTGGAAATAGTTAAGGTTTTTGTACCGTAATTGTCCGATTCGTTTTCTTCCTCTGTAGTCTTACATATCACAAAACGGTTCCAGTCAATATAGTAATAGGAATTGCTGATTTTGGCACGCCAGCGAAGCTTTTTAAAGCATTTTTCTTTCTCGTCATAGTATAGGTTGTTTTCAGAAAGAACTTTGTACATACGTTCTTTTTCTTCTTCTGTAGAAAATCTGAAAGATGGGATAAAATCATAGTAAGAAAATGACATTCCAGTTTTAAGAAAATGTAATTCATTATTTCGTAAATAAACATGATAAAATGCTTTAGAAATATCTTCTTTACATTTGCGTTCTCTATATATCATTATCGTACCGTCTTCATGTGTCAGACAGTCACCGTCTTCCAGTTTTGTAAGAGTACAATCTTCATCATGAATAGACAAGAATTTCCCGTCTTTGTCGCATAAAACCTTTTTCATAATTGTAAAATATTTTTATTAGAAAACATAATTAATCAAATCAGAAAGCCAGGACAAGAATTGTATCATTCCGAAGAATAGGAAACAAAAGGCGATTGCCCCGGTTCCGTACCAGAAACGTACCCACCATTCACGATACTTTGTCTTTAATACTTTCTTGCCGAAACGTCCATTAAAGAAATTTATAAGCTGCTTTTTCATGATATATAAGTTTTTAGAATTCGACAAGGAGAAGAGGTTTACAGTTTTCCCTCTCTCTGACCCACATATAATCTCTTCCGAAACCGTAATCAAAAAGAGAATTGAACGTAACCGGATAATCCATAGAAATAAACTTCATTGCTTCTCTCAGTTCTTTTTCGTCATTACATTGAACTATTTTGTTAAGCATATTGACATAAAGAGAAATTGCTACTGGTGAATGATTAACATTTAACGGGTTTTCTACGATTGCTTTCATAACTGTGTATATTGTGGTAGCCCGAAGGCTACCGGATTAAATTTAGAACATTATTACTATTTCACCGTTTTTATAGCCAAGACAAGACCCCTTCTCAATGGCTTCTTCCAGTGTCTTTACTTCAAACAGCACTTTCTTTTTCTCATAATCCAAACCGTAGTAACTTACTGTTTTGTTATTGGCGTTAATTCCGTTTTTGTGTATTTCCAAAAGTTTCATATTTCTTTAATTTTTATTTGTTCAACATTTCGAGTTGTCTTTGAAGGAGGTTAGCGCGGTTCTGTTCATTGGCTGCAAACTCCATATTCCCGATAGACTTATAGAACTCCACATTTTCAAGTGCCTCGGCAAGTGCTTGTTGTTTCTTGGAAATCATAGAGGAGATTTCGTTGTTATTACCTCTCTTCATCATCTCTTCCATTTCCGTACCTCTCACCTTGTAAAATTCTGCTTTCATAACCTTATTTCTTTTAATTTGTTTGACCTTGTTTCCTTATCACATTGCAAATATAGGCACTTAATCAGACATACGCAAGTGCGTATGTGATTTTAACATAAGATTAACATAACCTTTCTTTCAGTGACATTATATTTTTCAGAAATAGGAGAAAACGGTATATGATTATCAGACAGTTAACCCTAACTCTGAAAATTGTGTTGTTTTTCGGTGTACAATAAAATAAGGAAAATGAAAAACCGGGAACCGGACAAAACACCCGAAATTCCCGGCATCCCGAAAACAATCAAATTACCCCTTCTTCACTTTTCCAGTCACCGGAACCGTTGATTTCGTCTTCATTCATCAAAGGATAGGGATAAACGACGTCTTCCACAACTTCTTCACTTTCCGAAATCGTCATAACCGGAGGTACAAGTATGTTATACGTCTCTTCATGCAGCAGTGCTTTTGTGCCGTCATTGTTCGTTCTCCTTGTCTTCCAGTCCTTATCGAACTGTTTCAGTTCTTCTATAGGTATAGCTAACCACTTCATAATCAATCATATTTTAGTTTATAGTCATTAATTACTTTCTCAATCTGCAAAGGTGTAAGTTCGTCATAGAAGCCGATAAGCTTGTAGAGAGCCATGTTTGAGAAATATCCGTCCAATCCTATATCACTTCCAAGAACCACCTTTTGCGGCTTTAAATCTGTACCGTTCACTATCGTGATAATTTGATGTTTCAAATAGACCTCTTTTCCATTCATAGTGGTATTCAACTTTCCGTTTATATAAGTCACCCCACCCCAGTTATAAGCATTATATGCTATATGATTTAATGAAATACTTATTCCAAAACTTGTCTGACTTACTCTTTGGTCATATAGGAATCCACTTTTATCGATAGTTAAAGATGGTATTACTTCCATAAACAACGTCTTGAATCCTTTCGTAACATTCTGCATTATCGCATAATCATCTATACTATCAAAGACAAAAGCACCGTCTGACCTGTAGCCGCTACTCTCTGTATACGCTGCATTGAATATCTCTGCATCATGTCCATTACCCGACAAATCGTCTATGATGTTACGGGTAGGAGAAGAATTGTCCTTAAGTGATAAGTCGTAATAGACGTCCGGTTCCGGTATCGTGACCTTGCCAGACCTCCTGCCAAACAAAAGACTTGTACCGATACCAATCATAACCCTATATTGAATTGTGCAGTAGTGCCGTCAACAAACACCTTATCAACAAGATAAGGCATAGGAGAACCCATATAAGCGGAAATCTCGGTCTCGGAAATGGTGTATGTATCTGGACCAGTCTCACCGATAAGGTGTACTTTGACAGTACCAGCAGTCAACGGAATAATAAGAAACGCCCTTTTATCATCGGGAATCAAGGTGTACTTTGACAGTACCACATCTTCGGCTGGTGTGCCGACCTCGAAAGCGCGTGAAATCGCTGTTATGCTCTCAAAACCCTTGTTATTTGCTATACTTACTTTGTTAGGATACATAATTATTTCAATTTAAATTTACAAATGATAAAAATACGAAATTTGCAAAATCGCGGCTACAGCATACTGTAGTATCGATTGCCCTATAAGGGAGAATACTTTCTGTATATAGTAAAATATATTTACGCCTTAAATAGCGTCACTTTCTTGCCGTTGCACAAGTCCATAGTGTCTACATGTAGCCAGCTAACACCGTCCTCCAGTCTGATAGGATAGGGGAGCTTGTCGGAATCGTCTATAATGATTTTCCGTGCTGCTTCTGCCTCCATTCCGGAAACCGTAATGTCAAAAGCGCGACCCAATGCGTGCGCACTCATATACGGCTTTTCAAGCATCGTCTTTTCCTTGCATAATATGCAGACATTACATCGTAAACCGCGCTGGGAATAGCTTCCTCCGTTCTTCCAGTTGTTGATAATGAAGGGCTTGCATATGATTTCCTCCCTCAATATAAAGAGCGTCTCCAGTGCTTCGGTCGTGAAAAAGCTCCATATCTGCGATTCTGAATACTTGTTATACACGTGGGGGCATGCAAGTTCGGGAAGCGTGAAATACTTTCCCAGTCTTCTGATAATCTCTTTTCTTTCCATAATGATACAAAATTTGAATAAAAATAGGGGTTGCAGCCATTTAAACCGGGCTTTCACCCCCAGCCATAACAGACTTGCAACCCCTACCGCCTTTGTTAACCTTTAAATACAACTGCGATACAACCTTACCAGTTAATTATCACGATAGCAAAGATAGTGTTTTTATCTCAAAAATAAGCTAAAGTTCAGAAAATAATCGCTCGCACTCTTCCAACTCCTTTTCCATTCTTTCTTTTATAAGCGGAAAATAGGTTTTCGCCATATCCTCGTTGATATGAAAATAAGAATCGTAATGGTTCGTTATCAGTATATTTCCCTCCATCTCAAACCTGGAAATATGCTCTATTTCCTCTTTCAGATTTACGATTTTATTGTATAGCTTATTTGCCTTTGTTAATTTCGACTTGTCCATAACTGCTTGATAATAAAGCCCCATTTCGGGGCTTTTGTGAAAATAATAAGTATATAGAAAGATTTATTCTACAATTTCCGCATCACTTTCCGGCTCGTATTCCTTCTTCTTCTCTTCCTGGATAGGGGCTTTCTTCCATTGGTCTATGAAGTGTTCGATTACACGTCTTCCGTCAGTCACAACCTTTTCCAGTTTTTCGTCCGGTTCCAACAGTTCATCTGCCATTGCTGCGGCTATATGCTTTGCCTTCATTACCTCTTCTACAAGGTTGCTCTCAATCAATTCACCCAGGCTTTTCTTTGTCAATAGGTTGAATGTCAGTCCTTCGATAATCTGCTTTCTCTTTGACATTGCATTAAGCATAGCATTCATTCTGGGAGCGAACTGTTCTGCCTTCATGTTCTCGAAGCTCTTGTCATCGAATCCCTCGAACTTGGATGCTGCCAGGAATGCAATCTCATATTCCTTTGGTGTCATTACTACGCCTGCCTGCAAGCATTCTGTACAGAATAGGATAAACTTCACATTGTTTCTCAAATCTTTTTCCATAATCTTTTGTCTTTTAATATGTTGGTTATTATTCTATTGTCTGGAACATTTTCCCGGTCTCCGTGTCCTTCCAGGTTATTATCATATTCTTTCCTGCCTTGACGCTTACAAGCTCTACATGCACCATATTGCCGTTCTCGTCCTTTATATAGTGTTCCGGTTCATATTCCTTGTCATATTCCCGATATTTCTCTACAAATGTGTCATAGCCTATTATCTCAAAGTTATCTTCCCATGACGATATCTGGATAACCATAGATTCTATATTCCCGTCAACCACGTTTGATGATGCTTGGTACGACATTCTCAGTTCTTCCAGTGCATCCAATACTTCCGTTATTCTCAGATTGTAGTCCTCGTATGCCTCTATGCAAGGTGCAAAATCTATGAGCTTGTTCTTTAGGTATTCCTTGAATTCCTTTTCTCTTTTCATGATGTTGTCTTTTTATGATTGTTCCACATTGTACAATGATACAAGAACCGTGCCAGGACACGTCTTGCGTCCATATCGGCTTCCATATATCCTTCCCATTTCGCAAATTAACAATTATAGGTTGACGATTTATAATATTGTTTATATAGGGGTCGGATATAACAACCCTTTCTTTTCCTTTATGGTGCAGTCCGTGTTCCCTTTCCGGTTCTTCTTATCATTGCTTTTCCTCCTTGACACTCTTCATTACCATTGTAACAAATGTATAACGGGTTAATAATAAAATATGGTCTGTAAGGTATCGTGGAGGGTATTTCTTCTTTTATTTCTCCTTGTATATCCCGACCACTGTTCCTTCCTCGTCCGTTATGAATAGGGTCTTGTGCTCCTTTGATTCATATACCCTTTCCGACAGCCTGCTTACCGGGTATGTGTTGCTGTTGCTGTCCTTGATGGTGTACATTATTTTGTTTCCTTTGTTGAAAGTGGGTTCCTTTAGCTGCTTCTTGTTGTCCTTCATTACCCATTTGTTGCACATGTATAGGAGACGCACCGCTTTCCGGAACACATGGAAATCGTCCTCGTCTATCATTACCCTTTCCTTATCCCCAAATCCGATTGAATAGACCATTCTTTCCATGTCGTATACCTTATGCAGGGGTTTTGTTAGAGTATGGGTGAGATGGAAGATTGTTTCACTAATCATGTTTTCCGTGTCTTCTTCTTCCTTTATCTCAATCATTGTCTCCTTGTTTATGAATGGGTTCAGTACATCAATCATACCGGACATCACATCTGTAATAAGCTGTCTTGCCGAATGCCTTACACATGACATAACACCCCTTTCTCCTATTATGTATAAGGCATCATCTGCTTTTTCAAGGTTCACATTCATGCCGAGTTCTGTTATGCACTGTATTACCGTGTCCATATCGGTTCCCTTGGTTATATATGTGCTTTCGTACTTCTGCTTTAGCTTGTATATAGCGTTGTTCATTCTCTGTTCAAACATCTTTGTCTCTTTCCTTTCTCCTTCTTCTATCCCCCTGTAGAAATCACTGAGGAATTGTTCCACGTGGAACAATGGACTTTTTGCCGTCTGTTCTCCTATCAATATAGAAGTAATCTGTTTTGATTTAGAGGCTGTTAAGTCCATTAAATCGCAAATATTGAATACTTTCTTGATACTGTTTTCTGTACAGCACACCAGAACACTGTTATCGTACTTTTTCTGGAATTCTTCTCTATCCATAATCTTTTTATTTTTAGGTTCTATGAAATATCTATATTGATTGTCAAGAAAATAGGGGTTACTTTGATTTCCACCCCTTCTTTCCGTGCTCTTAATAATTCGCAACCTTTTGACGGGTATTAGCTACGAAAGTCTTGTTGTTTCCGGCAAGCTTTATCGGGCCGAGATTTTCCCAGTCACCGTTTGCCCAGGTCTTTATTATGCTGGAATCTATGTACTTGTCCATATTCTCCTTAATCAGTTTCTTTGCAGGTGCCAGGGAATGGAAGGTAAACATCGGGCTTGTCTTTTCGCATTCCACGTTATATTCCCACTTTTTCAATTCCTTGTTGAATTTGTCACCCTTGTACTTTACTGTCACGGGTTCACTGAAATATACTGTATAGGTCTTCATTTTGTTTTGATTTTTTTAGATGTTATTGGTTATCTGTAATATTGTTCTTTTGCTGCTTTCACTATCGCTTCTCCGTATTCTTCCGGGCTTGCCAGGTATGGTATTTTGAAAAGTTCCGATACAAGTTCGAGTTTTTCCTTGTTTGTCATTCTCTTTGCTATGTCCTTTACGAGAGCTACTCCGTTCATATCCACATATTCGTTGTATGCCTCGTGAAGTTCTCCACGTTCGTCCAAATCGTCGATTATTCTTCTTGTAGGAATACATCTCATTATCTCTCTGATATACACGTGGTAGTCTTCACTTTCTTTTATCACTTTGAAGATAGGTTCAAATGAATTCATGTCTATAAAATCCATCACCTTTTCTGCGATTCTCTTTCCTTCCAGTTTTACTTTAGAGCTTGCCATAATTTTTGTTTTTATTTGTTTGACCTTGATTTCTTATCACATTGCAAATATAGGCACTTAATCAGACATACGCAAGTGCGTATGTGATTTTAACATAAGATTAACATATCAAAGGATATAATAAAAGCCAGCTATTTATCACAAACCGCTGGCTGTCAATTAGATATTAACTACTAATACTCAAAAAATGAACATAAAGTTTTTTCGTTTAATTTTTAAATCTCATAGTCCATGTCACATGTTATCGAATCCAAAGATACGAATTTATATCCGGTTTCTTCTTCCAGGACTGACTTTATTTTCTCCACTTCCTTGTCTGTAGGAGGAACCTGCATTATTTCCACGTTTATAGGTACATGCACCTGCGTAGTCACATCCTCATTCATTTTCATTGTTGCGATTGCTATTATCATACTCTTATATATTATAGGGTTAATTAATCATTATATTCTTCCGGTATCGGTTCTTCCTGCATCCATTTCACGTACATTCTTTCCATACAAATGTCAATTTCTTTTAATGCTTGTTGTTCGGTCAGACCATATTCTTTTGTAAGTCTTTCCATCATGCACTTTATAACTTCTTCAACATATATCTTTACCATAATTATTTGATTTTTAATTGTTTAAAATAGGTGTACTATCTATCGCAGACCGTACACCACATGAATTTTGAAAATCATAAATTAACTAAAAGTCAAAACAAAATGTAATTATTTCTTTCCGATTTCAACACCTTTCATCTGTCGTAGGCGGTTAAGAAGACGTTCTCTTGTCTTTGATTTGGACGGTTCTTCAATTATTTCGGCCTCAACTACTTCGGGTATCATTTCTTCCACGAATTTTTTGTTTTCTTTCTCTATTTCTCCCCAGTCATACGTTTTTATGAGTGCTCCAGGAAGCATCACCTTTTCGGAACCCAATACCGGGTTGCTTGCAAATCCGTTGAAGTCCTTGTAATAGGAGGTGCAAAGCTGGTGCATCAGTATTTCGGGTCTTATTCCCGATTTTGCGGCTACCATACCCACTATTAGACTGTTTACGGGGATGTCTCGCATTACGCGGCTTATGTTCTCTTCACCATGCAGGGTTGCGTTTATGTCTATTTTCCCGTCAACTGTAAGTTTAATTTCATTACCTTTTACTTCCTTCCGTGCGGCTTCCAACAAAGCGCGTATTTCCTTTAGGATATTGAGTGCACTCCCTACGTTTCCTTTGCTCCAGAACTCTTCATATTTGAGCTGCAAGTCTGTCATACAGTCATTTATGATTTCCAGTCTTCCGGCTTCCGTTGCCACCTTATAGCGGTCAGAACGCATCACGTACTTGCTTTGCCTTGCCTCTATGAGTGACTTGTGATTGTTGAAAAATTTTACCAAATCTTCTTCTCCCAGCGAATAACCTTCCTTTTTCCGGATAATTTTAATAATATCCTTGGGGTTGTGCATGGAGCCGAACAAGTCCAGTAACATAGGGGTGAGTTTGGCAAGTGCCTTTGCTTTGTCGTTATGCAAGTCGAAAGCATGGAAATACTCACTCTTTACCCTGTGGAACTTGGCAAGAAGGGGCAACATCACATTTGTACGAATTTCTGTAGCGTCGTTTATTGCTTCCTGGGATGCTCCGCGTTTCGCCATGATACCCTTTATATTGACAAGCTTTAGGTCTATCACATAGGTATAACCTTCGTTCCCCTCATACTGCATAAAACGGTCCGGGTGTTCGTCAAGCTCCCTTCTTACCATCTCATAGGCTACATATTTATCCTGCATGTAGGGAGATGCAATCAGCACGAAATCGGGCGCATCTTTTAGAATGTCCTCTTTAGTATATTCTATCTTTTTTGCCATATATAGAAGTTTTACCCACAAAGGTAAGTTGGTAATTATATACAAGTATAGTCTTGTATCTATTTATTAATAAATTTCTTAACTGGGTTATACCCAAACCCTCTATAGGGTGGCATTGCTGCATCCCCTTTTACTTTTCTCATGATATTGTAAGCTCCGTTTATATCTGCATTTAGCAAAATTCCGTCCCTTGTTCTAAAAAGACCTCTTTTTACTCTCATAACTATCATGATGTTTTACTTCTTCTAAATCTAAAGAACTGCATTTCGACGTGTGAGATTCGTTTATTTCAACAAATCTTAGTCCTTGTCTTTCAGATTTATACCTTAACATTGATATGAACGTTTCAAACGGAATTGAAATAAAATTCTGATTATTTCTTTTACTCATATTCACTTCCTGTTTCCATCCGTCATTATGCCCTACTATCAATGTAGTTATGTTATCTTTCAAGCACATGTTTACAACTTCTTTGCTTGCCTTGTGCAAATAATCCTTGACCTTATTGTTTCTCTTTCTTGTAAGGTTCATTAACCGTCTCGAATTTTCCTTTCCATTTGTTTTCTTTAATTGTGATTGAATTTTAGCTTTTTTCTTGTTATAATACTGATTGACAGACTTTAATTTCTTTCCATCTATCAAAACAGCCTTGTTACTCGTATTAGTTACAATGGAAGCAAGATTATTAACTCCCAAATCAATAGACATATACCTATTGTTATCCGGCAACTGTTCCTTTATCTCCGATTCATACACCAATTCTATTACATAACAATCTGCTTTCGGTACAAATCTTATTTGCTTAACCGTTCCTTCCTTGCATCTTGTTTTCAATGGTTGCAAGCCTTCTTTCTTTGGAAAGTAAATATATCCTCCTCTATGCTTAAATTGCGCATAAGAATAAGAAAATACATTCCTTCCTTTTGTTTTATGCTTGTATTTCGGGAATTTAGGACATCCGGTAAATTTCTTGTTATCCCTTTTCCATGCTTTAATAGCAGAAAAATAAGATTTCAAATTCTTATCCAAAGCCATTAAAATTTGCTGGGAAGAGGAGCCACTCATAGCCCTAAAATCAACATTGTTTTCTGCTATTAAAGCA